ATTTGATATGAGTTTTAGGAATGGAAAATGGAAGTATAACAAAACCCCAGCTGCGGAATCGGCCGGGGAATTGAAGTAAATAATTATACTGTCACCCCTTATTATAAGGGTTTTGAAAGGAGATTGCAAGCATGAATATAGCACAAGTTGAAGAAATTATTGATATTGCCATTGCGGTCAATGGATTTGGCGAACGGAGAGCCTCTTCGGGCCTGCCAACGGTGTTTGTTGACGTGGCTGGACACATTGCGGTACTGGAAGTCCAAATATATGAAACCGGATGGGAGCGAGGGAAAGCGGGATGCGACAGGCGGTTTAAATTTGATCTTGACATGCCATTAGACCAAGGACGCATAGAGGAATACAAGGAATATATGGCAAAAATTATGCCGCCCATCGGTTTGTGTGAAGAGGACGTGGAGTATGTATAGCTGGTATAGAGATACAGATCACCGCTTGGATGGAAGTCCAGTTATGGACCCAAGGTCTGATTGCGATATCGCAACAGCGGAGGCCATAGTGGGATACATTAGTTGTAACGGTATGAAATTTATACCGCTTGAGGATGCTTATACTCATGCACTTGGGGTTTTGGCGGTCGATCCCGAATTACAAAGGGAGTTAGTGGAATGGTTCTATTCTGGGAACCATCTGGAAGTTACACGTGAAGAAGCGAAACGGAGGGGAATTATATGTTGAAAAGCTATGACGAACTAAGGAAAATTGATGTTTCACCATATTGTGAAGCACGCAAAGAAAAAATAAACGGCAAGGAAGTCAAAATCCCTTATTTGAATTGGGCTAAATGTATTGATCTTTTACATGAAAACGGAGCGAAGGAGGCTTACTTTGAACCAGTCCCAGGCCCCAACGGTTCCTCCTTGATTAAGACGGATGCGACTTTCAAGGATTCAAATGATAACACTAATAGCGCTTACGAGACCCGCGTGAGGGTGATAATCGATAACCTTGAATTTGAGTTTCAAGGACCCGTGATGAACGGCGCTAATCCCGTAAAGGACAACTCTATGAGCCAGCAGCGGCTATGGAATTGCCAGTGCCGGTTATTTGTCAAGGCGGTCGCTATCCGTACCGGCCTAGGGTTTGATCTCTGGATATCAAGCGAACAGGCAGAACGCGAACTTCAACGGCAAGGAGAAATCCATCATGACATCATGAAGGTGCGGGAGCGGGTGCTGGAAGAATTCACGGTTTTGAATAAGCGCGGAATGACCAAGTCAGAAATAGCGCAGGCAATCGGCATGGACGATGACGAACTTGACATGAAATTCAAAATGTATGCCTCCCTTGCCAAAATGGAAAATGAGCTTGTGCGCATTATCCACGAGAAACAATGATAGCCGATCATGACCGGTCATATTACATAGGGGCTTCTGATGTGGGATATGTGGTCGGAAACTGGGAAACTAAGAGTTTTGAAAAATGGTATCTGGAAAAGGCCGGACTCTATAAAGTGGATTTTTGCAATGAGGCCATGATGGCCGGGACCGCCTACGAACATCAGATATTGGATAGTCTGGGCATTTGGAACATGCAAAAGGACCGCCAGATCATCCGGGGCCGCCTGCGGGTGAACCTGGACGGCGATACCGGTGACTGCATCTATGAGGTTAAAACTTACCGATTTTATAATGGTTTCAAAGTGTCAAAGAAGTACCGGGAACAAGTATGTGTTCAGATGTATGCCGCGGGTATCCGTAATGCTTATATAGTAGCCTACGGACTGGAAGATAAAGATTACAACAATTTTTACCGGGAGATTGACCCCAAGCGGACTTCTCTTTATGAAATAAGTTATGATCCGGCTTTTATTGAATACTACGTTGAGCGATTGATATACCTGTCACTGTGCTTGGATGCGGGGCGCTTTCCGACAGAAACAGGGTTCGGGGTATGGAGTTTAAGATCACTGAAACGGGGTGGTAAAGTAAAGTGAGGAAAGCGAGGATATTTTAAAGGAGATTTGTGCCATGGATAAGAATAACAATCGGTACAGTGTGTATATGCATATTACACCAAATGGATGGGTGTATGTCGGAGTGACCAGTCAAAATGTTAACAAGAGGTGGCAGAATGGTGGTCGCTATAACTGCAACGAAGAATTTTATGCAGCTATAAAGAAATATGGATGGGACAATATAAAGCACGAGGTATTGGAAGCCGGAATATCGGGAGACGAAGCATATGCAATGGAACGATTTCTAATCGCTAAGTACCGAGAAATCGGAAAATGCTATAACATTTCATCAGGAGGAAATGGCGGAGGTTTTGGAGTCGTCCATACAGAAAAATCCAAACAAAAGATGAGCGCATGGAACAAGGGAAATCAGGAACACATGGAACGAATTAGGCAAATTGGATTGAGTCATAGTAAGGCAGTCGCGCAATATACAAAAACCAAAAACTTTGTTGCAAACTTCGCATCAGCTTTGGAAGCAGAACGTAATACTGGAGTTTCCCACCAAAATATTAGCGGTTGTTGCAATGGGAAACGCAAAACAGCCGGTGGTTTTATGTGGGGGTTCATGCATGATAGCAAATTTGAAGACGAAGGAAAGTTAATTGATTATGGAGGGTAATGGGGTTTTAAAGGGAGTAGCGCGTAATTGGGATAGCGGGAAAATGCAAATAACATTCGAATTTGATAACGATGTATCTGGTTCTATTGATGAAATTAGGGATTGCATGCTCACAATTGTTGCTAAGAAATCAAGAGGAAAGAGAAGCTTAAACGCTAATTCATATTATTGGCAACTACTTACCAAGCTGGCAGACAAACTAAAGATATCCAACCCATGCATGCACAACATCCTATTACGGCGCTACGGGCAATTAGAAGAGATAGGCGGCAAACTTGTCTACCTCATACTGCCAGACACCGATGACGGCGAAAATAGAGCGTTAGAGGCAGAAACCTATCACATCAAACCCACCACGGAAGTTAATACCGGAGTGGATGGAATGACATACCGGACCTACAAGATGCTACGTGGTTCCAGCACCTATGATACTAAGGAAATGAGCCGCTTGATTGAAGGGCTGGTTGCTGATTGTAGAGAACAGGGAATTGACACGCTGCCGCCGGACGAATATAGACGCATGATGGATATGTATGATCAGAGTTGGAGGAAGAAACATGAAACTATTTAGTGTCCTGACGGACGACCTGGAACATTGTATGGTAACTGGCAGTTGCCACGTTGAATTGCACCACGTATTCAACGGCTCCAATAGGAGGTTTTCGACGCGGTACGGATTCATCGTACCATTGAGGCCGGATTGGCACAATATGACGCCTTACAGTGTCCACATGGATCAAGAGTTGGACGAGAGGTTTAAACGGCAAGCGCAAGCCTATTACGAAGCGCATTATGGCAGCCGGGACGACTTCCGGAAAGAGTTTGGTAAATCTTATCTGTAATGTCGTCACGGGTAGGTTTACATAGATATTTGTTCGGCTGTTGTGTCACAAACTACATGCCGTTGGTACTGCCGCCTCTGGCCGAATGCCGGAGGCGGGGAAAGGAGAACACATTGGGAAAATTTTCTAAGGATAAGGGACGCAGGGGAGAAAGGGAACTTGCTGGCATATTGAGACAGCACGGATACGGTGACAGCCGCCGGGGACAGCAATTCAATGGGGCTGACGGATCAGCGGACGTGGTAGGGCTGACGGGGATACATATTGAGTGTAAGCGGGTAGAAAAGCTGAATCTGTACGATGCGATGGCTCAGGCGATTGAGGGCGGTACGAAACCACTACCCTTTGAAGGGGACAGACTTCCGGCGGTATTTCATCGGAAAAATAACCATAGTTGGTTGGTGACGATGCGGCTGGAGGATTGGATTAAAATATACAAGGAATGCGAGGCGGGCAGGGAACCGGAAGAAAGTTAATGAGGGGAGGCGGCCGAGATAGAGGGGCATATCAAGATACACAGGAAAATCCTTGAATGGGAATGGTACTCTAATCTGAATACCTGCCGAGTGTTTTTTCACATGTTGCTAAAGGCTAACTGGAAAGAGGGAAGATTTCAAGGCCATTTGATCGAAAGAGGTTCTTTTGTATCATCCCTTCCCAAAATTGCCGAAGAAACAGGGCTAACAATTAATGAGGCTAGAGGAACCATAAAAAACTTAAAATTAACGGGCGAAATCACAGTCATATCACATTCAAAATACAGCGTATTTACAATAAAAAACTATGATTTCTATCAAGACGTTAACGTACAGAACTACAGTCAGACCACAGACACTTCACAGGCAGACCACAGGCAGACCACATTCACTTCACATTCTGTTGACATTCTGTTAACAACAATAGAAGAAGTAGAAGAAGAGAAAGAAGTAGAAGAAGGAAAGAAAGAAAGAAGGGAAGAAAAAGACTATAGTGTCATAGATGCCACTTGTCAGACTGATGTCCGACGAATTGTTGACGCTTGGAACCAGTGCGGAACCGTGGAAGTAAAAACGCTATCCACCACCAGTAAGCGTTATCAAATGCTGAAAGCCAGAATTAAGGAGTACGGAGTTGATCAAGTGTTAGAAGCTGTTGAAATGATCAAAGGCAGTCCGTTTCTGCTGGGTCAAAACAAAAATGGTTGGACAATAAGCTTTGACTGGTTTGTGAAACCTAATAATTTCCCCAAGGTGTCAGAGGGTTATTATCTGGCTCGTAATCAAGGGAAAGCCGACAGTGGCTATAATCAAATGCTGAAAGGGTGGGCAGAAAGTGAATAGAGAGGAGTTTGCAACCGTGGCATCCGCGTTACATAGCGCCTACGGAAAAAGCAACATCATGCCGGACGAATCCGCGCTGAATCTGTGGTACGGCATGTTGAAAGACATTGACTATGCAGTTTGCAGAAACGCAGTAACGCAGTTGATCAGCCAAAACAAGTTTGTTCCGACGATTGCGGAGATCAGGGAAAAGAGTACAGCAATCACCGCGGAACGGTTGCCGGAATGGGATGAAGCCTGGGGTATGGTACTAATGGCGATAAGAAGCTATGGCTATATGCGTGAACTGGAAGCCCTTGAGAGCCTACCAGATGCCGTCAGGGGGATTGTGCGAAGAATGGGCTATCAGAATATTTGCCAGAGCGAAAACATCAGCGTCGAGCGTGCTAATTTTAGAGAGGCCTACAAGGGACAGGCCAATTTAATAAAACAACAGAACGTGCTCCCCGGGGCAGTGCGAAGCGAACAGGCAGAGTTAATAAGGCAATGCGCCGAACGCTTGTCCATAGGTGCGGAAAGTACGAAGTTACAGGAGGAAAAATAATGGGACATCCGGAGCAAAGAGTACTAGACCTTGTGCCGCAGATGACAGAGCTTTTCAAACAAGGTGAGGATATATATACCATAGCCCGTCATCTGGGCGTAAGGTACGAGACCGTAGCCCGATATCTGGAGAGATGCGGATTAATCGCAAAACAGCACATGAACAGTCGAAGACAACGGGAAGAGCGGATGGAGAACGAAGCCATAACCAAAGCTGACATAGCGAGGTTGCGGTCCTGTATCCGCGTAGGCGACACGGTTCCGGTGGTGATGGAAGTGGCAGACCGTGAGAGCGCCAACCTTGCACCGATTGAGGTTTGCAGGGAAATGTATGTCACGAAGATTTTAGACAGCGGCAGGGGCGTTCTAGTTAGCGAGGCCATGGGCGAACGGTCTGTAAGGATGGTAACGTATGTGGATATTTTACAAGAATTGGAGGGAGTAAGGCATGAAAAACATATTATTTAATGCCAGGCGCAAAGATACGGGCGAGATGGTGCAGGGTTCCGTGGTTAAGTACGGGCCGGACGAAGGGAAATACTATATTGTTCCTTCATACGCGTCTGCCCTGTATGGGTTTGAGGTGGAACCGGAAACTATACGCCATTTCAACGAATCACGTGATAGGGGATGGATACCAGTTGGGGAGCGGCTGCCGGAAAATGAAAAAGAGGTTGAAGTTAGCGTTGAACGCCGCTTGGAAAACGGCACGCGGAGACTTACGTGTAGAGCAATCTACGAAGATGGGAGTATTTGGTCGGAAAACAGCCGTTTCGGCTGGAACGATTTTGACGGCCTTGACAGCGATCTTGAATACAGCAAGGAACTTGACGATTGGAAGGTACCGCAAGGATGGTTTGAGGCCGCTACTTATGTGGAGGAATTTGCGGTTATAGATGATTTTGTCATAGCGTGGCGGCCGCTGCCGGAACCGTACCAACCACCGGGCGAAAAGACGTAAAACATAGATGAAAATCCCCATGATTGCTGATAGGAGTAAAATAAATGTTTGAATTAAACAGTTTTCTGAACATGGATTGTGTGGAGGGAATGAAACAATATCCCGACAAGTATTTCGAACTCGCCATAACCGACCCGCCGTATGGCATTGGTGAAAGCGGAGAAAAAAACAAGTCCCGCGGTAAATTAGCAAAAGCTAAGGACTACAAACCGTTTGCTGGTAAAGATACCAAACCGCCAGGCGAAGAATATTTCAAGGAATTATTACGAGTATCAAAAAATCAAATCATATTCGGGGCCAATCATTATATTAGCCGCATCCCGTTAGATAGCCATTGCTGGCTCGTGTGGGATAAAGACAATGGCAACACGGACTTTGCTGATTGCGAACTTGCGTGGACCAGTTTTCCAACAGCTGTTAGGAAATTTCGATATAGGTGGAGTGGAATGCTGCAGGAAAACATGAGCAACAAAGAAGTTCGTATTCACCCAACGCAAAAGCCGGTGGCACTATATAAATGGATTTTAAACAACTACGCCAAGAAGGGTGACAAGATTCTCGATACGCATGTCGGTAGCGCAAGCAGCTTAGTGGCCTGTAGGGAACTGGGATTTGATTACATCGGATTTGAGCTTGATCCGGATTATTACAAGGCGGCCAGCGAAAGATTGAACGCCGCCAAAGATCAGATGAATATATTTGATTATTAAGAAAGAGAGGCAGAGAAATGAAAATAACAGATGAATCGCACCGGATAGCAGATGAATTACAGCACAAACGAACAGAACTGTACATCAAAGAGATCGCCGTGATCGAAGCAGCGTATAAAGCCTATGAGGCAGCCTGTGAGGACTTTGCGCGGGAGCTTCGAAAACTGGATCATGGCACAGATGGGAATTGTAGCAATTGCGGTGCGGAGTTATGCGCTGACTGGAAGTGTTGCTCAAACTGTGGCCGGTGGCTTGATGATGAACTTGCGGACGGTGAAAGATGACAGGTAGAAAGTGTTTTGAAAAGCATTTTAGTAGCATACACGGAATATGCGCCGCTGAAAGATTCGTATTGTTTCATGACACCAGATTCAGAATTGCGGTAGCCGTATATGAATTTTCCTGTGACAAGTGCAACAAAAGCAGACGGATATATTTTATAAGCCGTTAAGATTAGAATTAGATTGATCAGAAAGGCGGTGAGAATCAAGCATGGACTTGGAGAAGAAAGCAATTGAAAGAATACAGATAGCCAGTGACATGAGCTTGCATCATTACGGGCAGCCGCTGGTGTGTACATATTCAGGCGGGAAAGACAGTGATGTGATGCTGGAGTTGTTCAAGCGTTCGGGCGTGCCGTTCGAGGTTCACAATAGCCACACGACAGTTGACGCACCACCGACAGTATATCATATTCGAAAAAAGTTTAGAGAACTGGAATTACAAGGAATTCCGGCGAATATAGAAATGCCTACATTTCAAGGTAAGCGGGTGACTATGTGGTCATTAATTCCAGACAAAGCAATACCGCCGTCAAGGACAATGAGATATTGTTGTTCGGTTTTGAAAGAAACTGGGTGTGCAAACCGTTTCATTGCCACGGGTGTCCGGTGGGACGAAAGTAACGCAAGAGCAGATAGAGCGGCCTATGAAACCATCACTTCATCCAAAAAAAACAAGACAACAATTTCTGATGAAGTTATGTTGATGAACGATAATTCAAACAAACGGAAATTAACAGAACACTGCATGAAAAAAAACAAGATGGTTGTCAACCCAATAATCGACTGGACACACCGCGATATATGGGATTTCATCAGGTCAGAACGGGTGGAATATAACAGCTTATATGATTGTGGGTATCGGCGAGTTGGGTGTGTCGGTTGCCCCATGGCCGATACGGGGCGATGGAAACAGTTCGCAGATTTTCCAACTTACCAAAGAGCATATATCAGAGCATTTGACGAAATGTTAAAACGATTGAATGAGCGACGGAAAGAGCGGCCCCCCAGATGGAAAAATGGTCATGAAGTATTTCTGTGGTGGATGCAGGATAAAAACGTGGAGGGCCAAATGAGCATTGCCGACTTTGCAGAAGAATCAGAATGGTAATTAGGATGGACAAATAAAGAAAAGGGGAAAAGAGGTTTGCTGGCCAGCGGCCCGGATAATTAACACAAATGAGGCAGGGGTGATCAAATGTACTCACACGAAATACAAGCGTTGCTTGACCGCAACAACCACACCATCAGCTCTGATGTGTACCGCGACATCGTGATCAGTTCCAGCCAGATCGACCACGTGAAGTATGATCCCTACGGGGAGTATTTTTCAGGTGTGGACCAGCGACGGGCATTACTGGAAGTTTAGGGTGGTGCCGGCGATAAATTAAAACCTTGAGAAAGAAGGGAAAAAGAAAAAATGAAAACAGAATTATACAATGATAATTTTCAAAACTTTAAACGATACAACATACCAAAAGCACAGCTTGTTATAGCCGATATCCCTTACAATATTGGAAATAGCTTTTATGGTAGCAATCCCATGTGGTACAAAGGTGGGGACAATAAAAACGGAGAAAGTAAGCTTGCCGGGAAAGCTGCATTTAACACAGATTTTAACTTTAATATTGCAGAATACTTCCACTTCTGCAATAGGCTTTTAAAAAAAGAACCTGCAAAGAGTAACGGCAGGGGAAAATCATCAGATGCGCCGTGCATGATCGTGTTTTGCTCATTTGAGCAGATGCAAACAGTTATAAAATATGCCGAGAAACATGGATTTAAACACAATATTCCTTTGATATTTTGCAAGAATTATAGTCCGCAAGTATTAAAGGCGAATATGAGAGTATGCGGGGCGACAGAGTATGCACTACTGCTATATCGGGAAAAACTTCCAAAATTCCGGAATGACGGACACATGATCTTTAACTGGTTCGATGGCGGGAATGAAGAAGAATGGGGAAGAAGCTATTACAGTAACGGTACATACATGATGTGGCGCAGGGATGGCGCAAAGGAATATCCCAAAATACACCCAGCGCAAAAGCCGGTGAATCTGTTAAAACGGTTGGTGGAGATATTTACTGATCCGGGGGATGTGGTAATAGACCCTTGTGCGGGCAGCGGTACAACGTTAAGGGCCTGTATGGAATTGGGCCGAAGCAGCTACGGATTTGAAGTATCGAAAGATTTTTATAAAAAGGCAAAGGAAGAAATGCTGCATATCTCTGATTTGCAGATGAATATAACTGACTTCCCGTCCCCATAGTATACGAAATAAAAATAAGAATTATGTAAAGGAGCACAATCATGAAACCAGGAGACAAAGTTGTCATGAACGGCAAATATTACGTCAGTGAGAAAAACAAGGGAAGGGAGTTTATTATTACGGCAGGACCGCAGATGGTATGCGGCACGGCATGTGTTTGGCTGGAGGGCTACAGCGGGTGTTATGCGACTGACGGGCTTACCGTGGCAAAATAATTTTAACGGAGGTGAAATGTGCAAAGATTAACAGAATGGGCGGGTGAAGAATGGATTCCTGTCCAAGAGCGAGTGAATGGAAAGATAATCGGCCACAAAACGTGCTTGAAAAAGCTGGCGGCCTACGAGGATACCGGACTGGAGCCGAAAGAGGTGGCGCGGCAGGTAGAAGCCCTTAAGCTGATAACGGGCATTGTGAAAAGGATATGATTAATGGAGGTGGAAAAGATGGATTTAGCTAAATTGCACGACGATGCACTTGATTACGAAAACGATATTGAAATGGACGTTGAAATGTTGCGTGAAGTACGCAGGAGGATGTACAGCAAGAGGGATTGCTGGATATTGGAAGAGATAATGCCGGCGCTTAACGCCCTTGTGCGCGACATTGATACATACAGAACTTGGGTTATGAAGCAGCGGGACGAATTGAAATTAGAGGCAGAGAAGGTGGTTTTGCTAACAGAAAAAGAAGCGGAGGAATTAGAACGCTTTCGTAAAAGGCGGCAGCATTTCGGCAGTGATTTGGAAATTGCCAACATCCACAATCTGCCGAGCGATTACCCGGAAATGTACAAAAGGGTTTTCGGGACGGATTCCACGGAAAACAGTCTTTTCGGGCGGCCTTGGTATTCCGACAAAAAAGATGATGTGATCAAGCTTTATGAAACGGCGTTATCTGAGGGTTATACGGTAGCACAAAATTAATGTGCATTATTACAGAAAGGAGCAATATGAAAATAAAAAGAAAAAACTGGTTCCAACAATTGTTTTGCAAACATGATTATCAATGGTTCCAAAAGCCTTCAAATTCTCAATTTAGGATAATTTCTGGCGAGGCAGATATAAGGGTGTGTACTAAGTGCGGTAAACAAAATAGAGAAAGGTTTTTGCGATATGAGGGAATGGGATTTAAATAAATCAAAGCCAGGAGGAGAAACAAATGGAAGCAAGGGAGTTTTTCAAAAAAACAAATGAGATATGCCGAGATAACGACTGCCATGTATGTCCAATATGTGAGCATTGCAGTGACGGCATATTTATAAGTGCAGACGATGCCGAGGAGCTGGTGGCGATTGTAGAGGGATACCAGAGCGGGAGGGAGTAAAAATTATGATCAGGGTTATAAATATGTCATCAAAATTTATAGAAACCAAACTCAACGAGATATGCAGAAGGTGCTTAGAAGATTATGGTCGTCCATGCTGTGACGATTCAAGTGAAGAAGGCGGCACTGTTTGCGGAATGCTAGAAGACGCAAACGAAGAATATGAATCATGGCTTGCTGGCAAAAAACGTTCTAAGCGGCGATACACGGTTAAAATCTTTTTCGCTGGCGACGGCGGCATGATATCGGTTGATTGTGATGATTTTGGAATGACAGACAGGTGTATCTATACTGTCGTCAAAGACGGCTTGCCCATAATGACGATGCCGATCGGCAACGTAAAGTACACGACATTGATTTGCAACCATAAGAACGATTAATAACAGGAGGTACCAGATGAAACCAGAAACAGCGATAGAACGATTGGAACTGCATAATTGGGGATACGTGAAAGAGACTACCGATGCGATCAATGAAGGTATCGCGGCGCTGGAAAAACAGATACCCCAAAAGCCTGTATACACTTGCAACAGAGAGATAATACACTGCCCTAGCTGCGATTATGATTTGATGGGCGGTGTGGGTAACGATGAAGAAATTATACATTGCTGGAACTGTGGGCAGAAACTTGATTGGTAAAAATGAAATTTGACGATAGGAGGAATCGGAATGGTATATCATGATGTAAAGATTGACATAAAGTTGACTGATGAAGAAAGAAAAGCTATTGAAACGACCCAGAAAGTCCTGAAAGAAATAGAACGGAAAATATGGGATGAAGATGTTGAAGAATACGTAACCCTGAACTGCCAGCCTGGATATATGGCCGAAGGGTTGCAGTACATCTTAGATAACAACATTGTATGCTAGGCTGGATGGAGGAACCCAAAATGGATAAGAAAGACGGAAGCGCCCGCCGGGCCGGATATATGGACATGCTTGAGAGATCGCCGGTGAAGACATGGCCGCCGTATTGCTTCACGGAGTTATGTCCGGATCGGCGGTATCGGCTGGGCGGGAGATTGTATGGGGAAGTGATTACGAGGAGGGATAATGAAGAATAATTACATGACAGAATCTACGCCAAGAAGCATACTTTTCGCTCTGACAACCATGATAGCAGGGACAAGGGCTATATTGACAGAAGATTTCGGGATGTCGGAAGAGCGCGCAAACACAGCGATACTGCTTGCGGTGGATGCAGAAAAGAGGGCGTGGAGCGGAGAGCATGATGGGAGGTGATGCCGATGAACAAAAGAGTACGTGACCTAAATTGGGATGATTATGGTATCTCAAAAGACAGATACGATGAACTTCGAGCATTCTGCCGGCAATACGAGGAAAAGAAGAAAAAAATAAAATACGGCCTCCCCGCCGTGAAGTTTGACGGGATGCCGCGGGGGACCGGCGTGAGCAATCAAACAGAGGGGGCAGCCATCCAAAACGAGGAACTGCGAAGGGACTGCCAGTTGATAGAGGAGGCGGCGATCCGTGCAAACCCAAGCATATACAGACACATATTGAGGAGCGTGACCAAGAACATACCGTATGAGATGGTTGAATATGATCACGAATACGGACGGATACCCGTGGGGAAGACGGATTTTAACGGATATCGCCGATTATTTTACTTTAATTTGCATCTTTTGAAAAATGGGTTCAAATTGAGCGACATAATGTGATATAACTGTATTATCGATATTTGGGAACAATATTAACTCCCTGATAATGTTCCCGAATTTCCGGTCCTCCTCTCCAATTTTATATACGGCTTCCGGGTGTCACAGCCCGGTCGCCGATTGTTTCATGACACTCTCCTTTGAAAGAGGCATTTGTTGCTTAGCGCGGCAGGTGTCTCTTTTTGCGAGGGAAAAATAGGTGGGTATCCTCTGATGAGGTAGGCAAGCGGCGCAAGAGGCAAGCGCAAATAATTTATTGATTACATGGTTTAGACATCTAATAGGAGTGGCTGCTTGAAATACGGAACGGTGGTGAAATACTTTGGCCAAAAACTTAACCGAAAAGCAAGAAAAATTTGTGCTTGGATTAATAGAGGGCAAAAGCCAGCGTGAAGCATACCGCGCTGCATATCCTTCTTGCAAGGCCCCTGATGCAGCGGTTGACGCAAAAGCGTGTAAACTGTTTAAGATAGACAAGGTACGGACAAGGTATAATGAATTACGTGATAGGCTGATTCAGGAAGCCGAAAACGATACTATTATCACAGCGAAAGAAGTACTTGCGGAGATTGTCTCAATTGCAAAAGACGATATATCAAATTATCTTGATTTCAGAACAGAGAAAACGCAAGTAGGGATCGACCGGGAAACCGGAGAACCAATAATAGGATACGCACCAATCGTAGAACTAAAAGACAGCAGGAAAATAAAGACAAAAAATGTTTCGGAGGTATCCATCGGAGCAAACGGACAATTCAAGTTTAAAACCTATTGCCGGGATACGGCCCTGTACAAACTGGCTGATATCTTAGGACTGGCAGAGCGTGAACAGGATAAAGATAATTCCCGCTTAGAGGCTCTAAGGGAAACATTTAAGGTGGTGAGTGATAATTTCGATAAGTAGGAAACAGGCTGAATTCATGATATCCCCATTGCCACGAATGACGATATGCGAGGGCGCTATTTCATCCGGGAAAACATTCATATGCAATCACAAAGCCATTGAACATATTGTAAATAATTACACTAACCAAGGGCTTATATTCTTTGTTGGACGCACTCTGACAACGCTGGAACGCAATGTGCTCGAACCGTTGGCACTGCAATACGGGAGGGATTTCAAGTATAGCCTAAACCAGAAGAAGGCCAGTATTTGCGGAATACGCATCGAGCTTGAGGGATGTAATGACATATCAGCAGAAGCAAAGATACGGGGGAGCACGGCAGAGTTTATCTACGGCGACGAATTAACACTGTGGAACCGGCCATTTCTGGTGCGGTGCATGGGAAGCTTAAGGACACCGAATGCCTGCTTTCTGGGCACTACTAACCCTGACTCGCCCATGAATTTTGTGAAATCGGATTATCTTGACCGCAAAGATGAACTCGGCCTGAAAAATATCAAATTCGACATGAAAGATAATCCTTCTCTGACACAGGAGTATATAGATCAAGTAAGCAAGGAGTATCTCGGTGTTTTCCATGACAGATTCATCAAGGGGCTTTGGGTTCAGGCAACCGGGAGAATCTATGACATGTTCAATGAGAAAACTAACGTTGTCCCATCAGAGCAGCGTGCATACACAAGATATTATGTAAGCTGTGATTACGGCACTCAAAACCCTACAACATTCGGGCTGTGGGGGCTTTATAATGCGGTCTGGTATAAGATTAAAGAGTACCACTATTCGGGGCGAGAACAAAGCAAACAGCGCACAGACAGGCAGTTTGCAGATGATTACTTGAAGTTTGTTGGTGATTTGCCCATAACGGCCATGATCGTCGATCCATCAGCAACTTCGTTTATCGCAGAGCTAAGGCAACGATATGTACCGGTGATTCCCGCTGATAATTCGGTGCTTGACGGAATCCGTCTCACCGGAAGCCTACTGGAATCTGGAAAAATTAAAATATGCGATTGTTGCAGGGAAACGATAAGGGAGTTCGGGTTATACACATGGAACGAAAAAATTCAAGATGAAGACGTTCCCGTGAAAGAAAATGACCATCATATGGACGATACACGATATTTTTGCAAAACAATATTGGATAAGGCTAAGCAATGGCACAGCGCGTAAAGTACACGAGGAAATTATGGCAAAAAGCAAGGTAGAAAAATTGTGCATATTACCAGTGCCAGTATTAAAAAACACGGCAAAATACTTTTTGGTTTTGTGAAATATTAACAAATGACGGGCGAAAGGGGTGACGAGTTGATCGAAACAGATTTGATAAACGCAAGGATTCGCTTCTACGGACGCGGCCGGACAAACAAAGATATCACGCGCATTATCCTCAACGAGTGGCGCAATGGCGAAGATGCACAGACTATCAAGGATATGCTTGATGCGGAAAAGTACTTTCTTGTCGAGAACACAACCATAGCCATGAAGCGACGCGACTTACCCGGATACGGTGAGAACAGAACCCTATCAAACGCCAAAATACCATCAGCGTTTTTGAATGAGAGTGTTACCGAAAAAAGCAATTACGCTATGGGGAAGCCGTTTTCTATCAACGTAGAAAGCCCGCTGCCGGAAACTACCGACGAAGCTGGAAATCCGGTCGAAGATCCCCAAGCGGCAATCTATCAAGAGGAATGGACAAAGTATCTCACTTCCGAGCGCAGAAAAACAATCAGAAGGATAGGCAAACAGGGAGCCATTAACAAAGGCATTGGATTCGCTTATGTCTCCATCGACCAAACCGGCGATCTCGCCATACAGCATATGGAATCTGAACAGATGTATCCGGAGTGGTCGGATAATGAGCATACTATACTTGATGTCATGGTTAGGGATTACATAGAAGTCCATTACATCAACGGGAACCGTGAGGATGTCAACAAGGTTGAGTTTTGGGACAGAGAAATCGTTGAACGATACATCGACAAGGGACAAGGCGCATTAATATCAGACCCGGACAGTCCCGGTCCGACGGCACACATGGACCAAGAAGGTATAGGGATATCATGGGGGAAAGCCCCGTTCATTGCGTTCAAGGGCAATGAGGATGAATTACCGGCGCTTAATCCAATCAGGGAGCTTGTAGACAGTTATGACAAGCTACAGAGCAAGATGGTGGATTCCATCATGGATGCCCTGGAGCCGGTGCTTGCACTTGAGGGTTATTCACCGGAGCTGGGCACCCTGATCTCGCAACGGGCCATTATGCAGAACTCACGCATTGTTGCGATCGGAACCGGCGGTAAGGCTTATTATGTGCAGGCCAGCCCGGAGATTATTGCCACAGAAACCGCATTGAAGATCATAGAAAAAAACATCCGCAAGGCTGCGCAGATGATCATGACAACCGACAGCGATACATCAAGTGACACATCGGGAATCGCGCTTAAGTTTCGTTTCCAGGGACTTGACACTTACACGGATGGACTGGAGGCCGAATTTGAGGTATTTATGCAACAGCTTAAGTATTTCTTTGATATATGGTTGGAATTCCGTGGCATCGGTACGGCTGATCAGTGGTCACAGTATAAACTGATTGCTACACTCAATCGCGATATGATGGTGAACGAATCAGAAGCTATTGACGATACGGTCAAGCTTGCGGCAACCGGTGTATCTCAGGAGACGCTTGATAACTTTAATCCGGCGACAGAATCGCACGAGATTGAGCAGCAGCGGCGTGAACGTGAGGCCAAGGCCGCCATGTCCGACATGAGCACAGAACGGGAACTTGCAAGGCTGCGGGAAGAAAACGAGAGGTTGGCGCGGGAGGGCGATAACGATGAATGAGCATGACTTGATCAGATTTATGGGGAGATTCCCGGACGCAATAAACCAGCCTCCATGGGTGGCGAAGAAATGGAAGTGTAGTTTGTGCGGCGATATTGTTAAACATGAACACGCGATAGAAAATCCCGCGCCATGCAGAATATGCGGTTCGATAGGATTTGAACCGTTAGAGCGGGAGGGCAGGGAGAATGAAACTATATCTATTATCGCAGGACGTAAATGACGATTACGATACATACGATTCTTGCGTTGTGGCCGCAGAAAACGAAGAAGAAGCAAAACTGATGCACCCGGCAGGCGAGAACAGAAATATGCACTCTGTCTTCACGTGGTGCAATATGCCGGATGCAGTCCAATGCAAATACATCGGAGAAGCTGCGGAGAATATAGAAAAAGGTGTAATTTGCGCAAGCTTTAATGCGGCGTAAGTTTGAAAGGCGGTGATGCTTCATTTCCATACTTAGCAAACCAAAAGAAGCACAGGAACGCTATTGGTCACAGAGGGCAGAGAGGGTTATACTGGCTTCGGAGAAAACCGCCGAGGAAATGACCGCCGATCTCGCAAAAACATATAGAGAAGCGCAAAAGGCCATACAGAAAGAAATTGAAAGCTTTTACGGAAAATATTCACGCGATGCCGGAGTGACATTGGAAGAGGCCCGCCAAGCCCTCAGTAAATCAGAGATGAAATCCTACCTTGAACAGACACAGGAATACTACGACGCAATCAAGGAGACGGGATATGCATTCGATCCGGCCTACCGGCAGAAACTACACCGGCGGCTGTCCTTGAAATCCGCGGTGAGCCGTCTGGAGGCGCTACAGGACGATATACAATTCCAGGTTGAGAAATTGTATGCACAGGAGCAAGACACGTTCAGAGAGGGCTTAAGCGTCGCATACGAGGATGCATACTATCGGACGATCTTTAATATCCAACAAGGATTAGGTTTCGGTTCTCCATTTTCTTCGCTGGATACGAAAACGATAGAAAAAGCTGTATCGCAGAAGTGGTTGGGTGAGAATTACTCAGACCGCATTTGGACGGACAAGGATCGGCTGACTATTGCAATGGGGCAGATCATACCGCGCGGAATTGCGCTTGGTAATAATCCCCGGATTATCGGCAATGATGTAGCCGACCAGCTGGGCGTTCGGCGGTCTTATGGTGAGAGATTGGCGAGGACGGAAACAAATTTCATCGCTAATGCCGCAACGTACGACACTTACGAAGAAGCCGGTATTGAGCGATATCAGTTTTTGGCCACACTTGACAATCGAACATCGGATATCTGTCAGAGCCTTGATTTGAGGATATTCAATTTGTCGGAAAAGATAGTGGGAGTAACTTACCCGCCCACACATCCGAATTGCCGAAGCACCACAGTCGCGTACTGGCCTCCCGATGAGATTGACGCTATGTTCGATGATGTGGCAACCAGAATTGCCCGTGATCCCGTTACAGGAAAAAACTATTACGTTCCCGCAGACATGCCGTACAAAGAATGGCGTGCGAGTTTGACGGAAGATCAGGGGAAGGAATTTTTATCTACCCAAAAACGTGAAAAGTATTACGAGAACGACAAGGAGCAGCTGGCAAGTTACAAGCGGTTCATTGCGGCCGCTAAGAAAGAGCACGGCAACGAACTTGTATCCGGCCTGTTTGAGGGAATGCCGACAACCATTGTTGGGTTCCAGGAATTGAAATATCTGGATTCAAAGAAATGGGAAATCATCAAAGATAACAGGAAGCAATTGACCGGCAGCTGGTGGAAAGAAGAACTTGAAAAGAAGAAAGCGCAGGGATGATTGATGGCGAAAGAAGCTGATTTCAGAGAGTTGGAGAAGTTTTTAGAGAATTGGACGGATGCCTATAATGATTTCGACGATTTCTTGAGAAAGTTTCTCTTGGAGATGGCTTTGCGGGCAGTTGCCAAGATAGTAGGAAATACACCGGAGGATACCGGCGCGCTGCGCAACTCGTGGGGGGTTGGAAACCAAGCACTCCAAGTCGGTAGAACGAAAGAACAGGCCCCGTCCGCATTTGAGCAGGCTGCTACAATTGAAAGCGTGGAAGTGGTCGGGGATTCATTCGAGATAACCATATTTAACTTGATGAATTACGCCTCGTTCGTTGAGTTTGGCCATAGATTCCGTGATGGAAGATGGAATAACGGCAGATTTATGATGACGGTCGGGATTGATCAGGTGCAAAAGCAGATTCCGGCCCGCTGGAACAAAGCGTTCAAGGCTTATTTGCAGAGCAAGGGGGCAAATTGATCCCGCAGCGCGGCGCTATACGTTCAATAAAATATTTTGAAAGTGAGGAGTAAATAATGGCAATACTTGAACCCATTGGTGGCTGGGATAATTACGCATATACGCCAAAGGCTGATGATGTGAAGAAGCTTTTTGAGTTGGCGAAGGACAATAATCTGGAGTTTGACCCGAAAGAGTTATATTTGTATTTGATAAACACCGTGTATGCAATTGAATGCAAATGCAAATGTGAAATCGAGGAATGACCCCGCGCTTCATCATTGTGCGCAATTTGAATAAGGAGAATTGATATGAAACGACAAGTAACCACAATTACCAAAGAATACGATAAGGACGGAAATCTTATCAATGAAATCACCGAAACTACTCTGGAAGAGGATGACGGCTATATTTATCCACAGCAACCCTATCAGTGGTGTCCGCCAATCAAAAATCCGCTTGTGTCAACGTGCGAAGGCGCATGTAATTGCAATAAGGAGTAGCCCTGCGCTTCATCATTGCGCATAATTCGAGGGAGGTAAACAATAATGCAATCATTTGAGAAGGTAATGAATAGATGGGTCGATCGCATCAAGACAAATATGTACGGCGAACAATCGTGCGAATCAATAATGACAGACGTTGATTTTCTTACAGAAACCAACACGGATGCCGCTTTTGAATTTACGCTATGCCCGGAGGAAATTAGCGAATGAAACATGATTATCTATGTCCCGACTGCGGGAAACGAATAGCGACATACAGCGACGATGCCGAGAGTAAAGGCGTTTTTTGTTGGTGCAAATCGTGTCGGGGCGAGAAAGAAATTAAAATAGAAAACAATACCCGTGTTAATAATTGGCCGGTAGAGATTCCGGAACAAGTGCCGGAATCAGCGAAAACATATTGGAATGGATGCCCGCTGTGTCAATTGATCACAAAATCAAGGCAACCGCCAGATGTAATGGAATATCGCTGCGTATCTGGTGGTGTCAGTATTTTTGTGTCAGTGCTGGAAATAACGCATCCGAGCAACGAAGAATTTTTAAGAATTATTGATCTCAAAATGAGAGAGGCATGTCACTATTGCCAATGTAAAAGAGAAGAATAAGAGCCAAAAGGAGAGCCGATAAGATGAAAAAAATTATTAATTGGTTAATACATAAATTAGGTGGATATTCCGAAAAGGAATATTTAGAGCGCCATATCAAATGTGAAGCCATATCAAATGCACATGAAAAAGTTTTGCAATGGTTTAGTCAGCCCATAATTAACATTCAAGCGAGGGGAGAGCGGTATAGCGTTGCCGTTACTGTTGATCTTAGAGATAATGTCCCAATTGAGCATATCAAGCGCGACATGTGCAGAAGAGTGGCCGACAAGCTATTTGATGACGATTTGATTGCGTTTGATGTGGAGGATGATGAAATGTGCGGCGGAAAACTTTATCGCGGAACCATGACGTTTTTATTGCCTCCTGGATTTGAGAACATGGCAAGGGAAAGAATTTATTAAAACTGAATAACAAGAGCCGATTCAGAGCCATTCATTTCCTGACCGGAAGTGGGTGGCATTTTTTATTGCAAAAATACGGGCGACGGCCCATAAACGGTAACGCTTTCGAAGCGGATGAAAGGATTTAATATGAGCGAACAGGCACAGGCATCAGCAACGCCAGCAACGCCAGCAGTACCAGCTACACCAACGGCTCCAACGCCGGTCACCATGCCCACACAGGCAGCCACAACGCCCGCCACCGCGGCAACGGTGGATATCGAACAACTTACATCACAGGCAGCCGCAAAAGCCACAGAGGCCGCAGAGAAGAAGATGGAAGCTGTTTTTAAATCTATGCTCCAGCAAAACGGAATGGATGCTGATTCAATCAATAAAATGACAGCTGAATGGAAGTCCAAGCAGCAGACCCCAGAGCAGGCCATGCAGGAACTAACCGGAACAAACCAGACACTTACCGGACAGGTACAGGATTTACAGCGCCAGATAGCGGCGATTAGCAAAGGCATCCCTACCGACAAAGCCCCGAAATATTTAAAACTGGCCGAAAGCTATCTGGACAAAGACGGTGACTTTGAAAAGGCGCTTGATGCAGCTTTAGCGGATTTTCCAATTCCAACGCAGAGCACCCCAGCACCGGCTCCAGCCCCACAACTTCCCGTAGGCGTGTCAATCTTCCAGCAAGACGGAAGTAGAGGCGGCAGCACGGCGGTAGACCCTAATCTTGCCGCATTCGCAAAGGGTGCGGGAATTGACGTAGCAAAAATAAAATAACAGGAGTGATTACAAATGGCAAACACAATCGAATTAGTAACAAAATATCAAGCAATCGTCGACCTTATTTATAAGGCCGATAGCATGACCGCCGGAATGGATGCGGCTATTCAGCCCGATTTCACCAACACGCCGGAGGTTAAATACTTACAGGTGTCGACAAAAGGATTCGGAGACTACAACAGAGAAAACGGCTATCCGAGAGGATCGGCAAAAGCTGTATGGAAAAATTTCCTGCTTGAAATCGAGCGCGGTGTCGAGCTTGGAGTAGACCGGATGGACAACGAGGAAACTCTCAATTTAACATTCGGCACCTTGATCGGTAATTTCACCCGCGAACACATGATTCCGGAATTGGATGCATACCGCTTTGCGAAATATGCCACAAAAGGCGCGGGGAGCGTGGCCGGCGTGCTCGATCGTGACAACATCGTTGACGCAATCGACGAAGGAACCAGAAGTATGAACGCTGGGGAAGTAACTGCCGAGGGCAGACGGTTGTTCATCAATTCGGACTTGCAGCCCGCACTGAATCAGGCCCTTGACAGACGCTGGGGAAGTGACACAACCATTAACACTATCGCAAATCAGTATAATGGTATGCCGATTACCTATGTGCCGCCCGCAAGATTTTACACGTCCATTAACTTGAAGCCTGGCACGGGAACGGATGATTGGGGGTTCGTACCTAACGGAAGTCCCATAAATTTCATGATCATTCAGCCCAACGCAATTGTTCAGGCCGTAAAACTGGCCGTTCCAAAGCTGTTTAACCCTGACGTGAATCAGGATATGGATGAATGGAAATACCAGTTCCGGCTGTATCATGATTGCTTTGTCTATGATAACAAGCTTACGGGCGTGTATACGCATAACAAGGGATCCATCTAAGGAGGCCGCGTATGATTTTTAGAGTAAAGGTTACACAGGGCTACAATGATGCGGAGCTTGGTGGATGGGTTAGTAAAGGCGAGGAACTCACCGTATCGAAAGAGCGGGCGATAAAATTGCTCAATGCCCACGTCGCTGAAATAATCGACATTGAACTGGAGCAAGGGGAAACCCTTGCTCCAGCCATTTCAGAAGAACCCGTTAGCGACAATGACGCATACGAGGAACAGATTGCCGCCCTTGCCGCCGCGAACGGTATCGACATTTCCGGCAAGTCCCGCCGGCAGGTGGAGAATTTGCTTAAAAAGGCAGGTGTTGATTATGCTAAGTGAGTTGAGCCGCAGACAGATAATTCAAAAGCGACAGGAACGGACAGAAAAGAAAGCCGAGCCTGAAAAAACGGCTGCGAAAAAGTCGAAGAAGGAAAGCATATTTGCGCCGGAAAGCGAGGCGGTAACGGATGAATTGTAAATATTGTTCAAAACCATTTTGTGTTGGCGTGGGTATTGAAATTAATAAAGGCGCAGCGGATGGCAATTATCCGCAAATCGCAGTAATTCATCAGGCAAAAAATGATACACCGGGCATTGTTCTGATTAAAGATCACATGGCAAACGGATATTTTGAGATCAATTACTGTCCGATATGCGGCAGGAAATTGACGACAGAGGCGGCGACGGATGGAATAATCAAAGAGGGTGACAGGGCAAGAGTATTTCCCGCATACCGCTTCGAATGTTGCGACTGCGGCTGTATATTCAAACGCGAAGCCAGGGAATGCCGGCAATTATCTATCATCGGCGGTTCCGTAGCTTTGATTGCGAAATGTCCGACATGTAATAACGATGTGGAGGTGATGACTCGTGAACCTGCTTGATATTGTCAAAACCCTGCTGGGAATAACGGACACTTCAAAGGACACAATCTTGACGCTGTATGTCGACATGACCATACAGCAAATATTAAACTACATCAATCGCGCGGAACTGCCGAACGAACTAACTTACGTCGCGGCACAAATGGTTGTTGATGCATACAACGAAATGCTGGACGCAAGCAAAACAACAACCGGAAAAGCAACAAGCGTTTCGGAAGCTGGGCGGTCGGTGTCATTCGATTCGTCGCTGGCAACAATGGCGATTGAACGCCGGATCGAGGATAGGCAAAAGCAGCTAAACAGCTTCAGGCTGCCGTTTAGGAGGGGATAGCATGGATAGTTTTGATTTCGGCATCATAGGCGGCATTATTGGCGATTATATGGACAGCGACGAGATAGATATTTACAGGGCGACATTGATTGAGTTGCCCGACGGCTCATTTGCCCCGAGCGATCCGAATGTGCCATTCTATTCCGGTATCAAGGTTCACATATCTTTTTCAGACGTTGATAATCCCGATCCCGTAGCGGTGGGCGCTGTGCCTATTATCCACGCTTTGCGCATTAATTGTGCCGTGGGAATAGACTTGCAAAATGCTGACAGAATCGTAGCGCGCAAGATGGTGGTTGATGGCACAGTGCTTGAAACCTATGACGGTGTTATTGGCGCGCCCGTGGTCAATCAATCGCGGCAAGAGGCCACAATGAGCGTTAGGCAGGGGGTGTAATAATATGGCGAAGATGCCTTGCAATATTGTGAATGGTGGAATTTCTGTTCGCATTGAGGATACGGACTTGTTCCATGATATTGTCGAACTTTTAAAGGATGCCGCAGAAAAAGATACAACCATATTACCGCGATTGGCTAAAATTATGTCAAAACACAGTACGAAACACGAATATTCTGTAAAGGGTGATGCCGATGGCTAATCTGTATGAACTCACAGCAACTAGTGTCACCAGCGGACTTGTAATAGCTCTGGGCGAGGCATTCCCTAATGTAATGCGGTTTCGAGAAACCGCGCCGGTTCAGTTGCTTGTATACCCGCATTTCTTCATTCAGCAACTCACACTTGACATACAACCGGAACGCCGCAACCACTGGATGGTTTCTTATTTTGTGACAATTCGTTATCATGTCGCTGCCGACCCAAGTAGCGTCAACCTTTTGCAGCAGCAGCTTGATGATATAAGTATCCGGATGCTGTCGGACTTGGAATATATCACGTGGAACGGCATGCCGGTGCGATTGACTGGCCGGAGGACAGAAAAAGTCGATGGCGTACTCCACTTTTTCTGCAATGTATCCGTCATGGCAGCGAAGCCGGTTGAACCCGGACCGTTACAGGAACAGATTGAATCAAATATCACGATTTAGCACGCGTCTGCCAATTGGGGCGGGCGCATTTATTATATGAATTATAAGGAGGTAATTATATGGGTGGACGGTGGATCAGCCAAAACAAGGTCAGGCCCGGTGCATACATAAATTTCAATGCCGTTTCAGCCCCAACTATGCAGGTTGGGGATAGAGGAATCGGAACAATGGCGTTCCCTATGAATTGGGGCCCGGAAGGGGAACTAATTAGCGTCTACAGCACTGATATGACAGACGGAACGAGTCTTGCAAAAATCGGAATGACGGCATTTGATGAAGAGGCGAAACTCCCGAATCTGATGTTATCAAATTGCTATCTCGGGCTATTTTACAGGCTCGACAGCGGCGGCGTAAGAGCAACGGCAACGCAAGGTAGTCTTACAGCAAAGGCAAAATATGCCGGTACGAAGGGTAACATGATTACCGTGGCTATAACCGAATCCGATGGCCCATTCACGGTCACAACCTACGTTGACGGCGTAAGTCGGGACGCACAAACAGCTTCCACGGTGCAGGAACTTGTAAACAACGATTATGTGGAATTCAGCGGATTCGGCGCGTTGGCTATAAATGCCGGCATTACTCTAACCGGCGGCACGAACGGCACAGTAACACCGGCAACGGCTTACCCGGCATACCTGGCATTGGCACGCAAGGCGCGTTGGCAGACAATGGCATTAACACGGGATAATGATACTTTCGCCGCGCAGTTTGCTAAGTTTGCGGAAGAAATGCGCGACACGGAAGGCAAATATGTCCAGGTTGTTGTTGCAAATTATGACGCAGCTGATTATCACGGGGTTATCAATTCCGATTGCGGTGTAATGATGGGCAACGTCGAGGTAACTGCCGAAGAGGCTACTGCTTGGGTTGCTGGAATTACCGCCGGGGCATCCGTGACTGAATCGGCAGGTTCACAAGCGTTTGCAGGTGCAACACGAATTTTAAATACACGCACCAATTCCGAATACGAAGAAGCCCTACAGCACGGGATGTTTGTACTCAGGACGAATATTGACGGACAAATCGTACCAGAAAAAGACATAAATAGCCTGCATACATTTACAAGCAAGCTTTCAAAAGATTTCAGATTAAATCAAGTCATTCGCGTGCTCGATGAGGTCGGAACAAGGCTTACCGATACTTGGGAACGAAGCTACAGAGACAAAATCCAAAACAACGAAAATGGACGTAACGTTTTCAAGTCAGATGTTTTGACATATCTTAACGAGCTACAAAGAATTGGAGCCATAGATAATTTTGAGGGTGCAGACGATATTGAGATATCAGCAGGGAAAGAGAAAACGTCTGTCATGCTTACGATTAATAGACTTAATCCAATCGCCGCAATGGACACTCTGTATGCTCTTGTGTACGTAATATAGAAAGGAGGACTATAGATGGCATTAGCATTTGATGCAGTTCCCGTCCATGGAAGAGAAGGAACAGTTACCGCAGTTATCAGCGGAAACGTTGTAACATTGGGCGAGATTAAGACTTTAACCGGTTCTATAGAATTTAATAAAAGCGAGTACAATGTGCTCGGGGACAGAGCAACAAGACACAAGTATGCAGGATGGACAGGAATGGGATCATGCACCTATCACTGGCTGTCGCCGGTTTTTACCGCAATGATTATCAGAGGGGCGAAGACGGGAGTTATGCCGTTTTTCACAATTACCGCCACCAACGACGATCCGGCCAGTTCCGCAGGACGGCAAACTATAAAGTTGGGGCAGGTAAGTATTAATGGTGGCGATATCGTTCAGCTTGACGTGGACAGTGAATCGTTGGAAGGAAGTTTTGATTTTACGTTCAGCGAAGTAGACGGTCTGGAATATTTCAATACACCAGTTTAAGGAGGATTTTTTATGAGTAGATTACAGGATTTATTGTTATTGCCGGACGTGTCAGAAATCAAAAAAGATATATATATTAGCAAACAACTTGGTTCGTTTGTGGTTGAACCATTAACCGAGAAGCAGTTGCAAGGATATCGTATACGGAGCAAAAAAAAAGATAACGATATTGATGTTAATAAGTTAAATTGCTTGGTTATTGAAAATCATGTAATAGATCCAAATCTTAAGGATGCGGATTTTTTGGAAAAAGCAAAGTGCGATACCGTTGCGGATTTTATTAACAGGAAATTTACTGCCGGAACGACCGCAAGGATTGTCAATAAAATCATGGAAATAAGCGATTTGAGCGATATTGACAAGGATATAGAAGAAGCAAAAAACTTATAGCGTCCGACGGCGAGGCGGCATATTGCCAATATGCCGTCCTTAACATGGGCTATAAGCCGCATGAGTTTGTCGGACTTTCCAAAGAATGCATCGATCCGCGAAAAGAAGAGGCTTTTGTAATTGCTTGCATAGGAAATAAAATAGATGATACAAAACGTCGGCAAAAAGAAGTACAAACAAAGCCGAGGATAAGGAAGAGGGGCAGGTGAACATTATATCATGAGTACGATCAGTAGCACATTGGCGCTTGAGGATCAAATGAGCGCCGTCCTTGCTAGTATTACTAATGCGATGACAGGCACTACATCAGCAACGAATGACCTTGTTCAAAAAATTGAACAATTAAGTTCGGTTTTTTCCCCGGTAGCAACTGATGCAGAAACAGCAGGAGATGCTGTAGATCAAATGAATCAGAGCTTGGCGGACACATCAGTTGTCGCGCAAGATGCTGCTGATCCTATTGATGCCGTAGTTGATAGTATGTCGGCGGCCGAAGCTGCAATAAATACAACAAGCCAGGCCGTTGATGATGTATCTTCGTCTGCACAATCAGCGACCGAATCAATAACAGATACAGAAGACGCATTGCAAGTAATAAATCAAGCAACAACAAATACATCCGCAGCTATGCAATCAACATCATCATCAATATTGGCGGTGGAAAATGCACTTCAAAAAGCTTATGATGCCATGAATATCGCTTCGCAGAGCGCGGCCAATTACCAGAGTGAATTGGATAGGATCACGGAGGCCATGGATAGAAATGAAGCAAAGATACACGAATTAAATGCAGCACAGGAACTCGCGTATTCGGAAAAACGGCAATCCGTGATAGACAAACTCATAGCGGCACAAGATAAGCTTAACGGAACCTACGGAAGGACAGAGGTTGCATTAATGAAAGCAAATGCGGCCTATGGACAACAAAAAAGTAAGGTTGAGCAACTGGAGCAAAAAATAAAGGAAATGTCAGGAAGCAAAGAAGCCGAAGAATGGAACAAGGAAATGCTCAAGTCGGAACGCCAGCTTGCAAAGATACAAGACGGACTTTCTGGAATTGCGCAAAAAATAAAAGGAGCAGCAAATCCGTTCGGCGGTTGGCTATCGAAAGCTGCCGGAGTATATAGCACCATGCGCCTGATCAACCGGATAACCAACGCTATCAAAGGTTCCGTTGTTTCAGTTCTTGACGCCACTGGAAAATGGGGGACGACCACTGACGGAACGGCGACGGTCATGAACAAATTTAACAAATCAATCGAAAAATCACAAAAGGCGATTGGTGACCAGCTTCTCCCACTCATGGCGATAGGATCAGAAATGACGGCGAGTGCATTTGACTGGATGGCGCAGAAGGCTGTAGCTGCCGTTACCTGGATTAATGAAAATATTGACAAGGTCGTGATGGGATTAACGATACTTAGCGTGTTTGTGTTGGCGGCTGCGGCAATATGGGCCGCATCATGGGCACTTGCGAACCTGCCGTTGCTTTTGATTATCGGATTAATAGCAGCTGCATCTTCTGCGCTGGTTGATGCCGGGGTAACGGTAACGGATGTTTTGAGTGTTGCAGGTGCGGGGTTTGGGGCGCTGTACGCCGTTGTAGACAATGTTGTAACATTGGCGTGGAATGCAATAGCGTCCTTTGTGAATTTTATTGGTAATGCATTCAAAGACCCCATAGGAGCTGTAAAGGTTTTGTTCTACGATATGTCAATAGGAGTCATTGAAGTTGTTGATGGTATGGTTACTGCTATCTTAAATCTTATCAAAATAATACCAGGCGTTAGTAGCGACATTGGCTCCGGGGTATCCGGGTATCTTCAAAGCAAGGTGGAAGAACTCGGTATTGCCCGCGAGGCGGCGAAAGAAGCCATGAATTGGGAAGAGTTCGTTGCACCCAGGGAATATAAAGACATCGGCGATACAATGAATGAATTTTCCGAAAAGTTTGCAGGTATCGGCGACAAGCTGGGCGGCATCGGGGATAAACTTACCAATTTTGATTTAAGTAAATACACCGCTGCGGGCCCAGGCGGCGGAAAAGCATTAAAGACTACTGGCGAAGTCAAGATTTCCAGCGAAGACATTAAGCTGCTGATGGACTTGGCAACTATTGATTATCAAGTGACTTTTCAGACACTGGAACCGCAGTTGTCTTTGACCATTGGTACAGTTAGGGAAACGGTTGACGTTAATTACGTTGTCGACGAAATAGCGGCAGTGCTTGAAGAAGCCGCAGATTCGAGGGTGGTGCTGGCATGATAGATATTATTATTGAAACAAGCGACGGTGATTACGAGTTACCGATCGCGCCGGAAGAAATCGAAATATCAATACCCGGGAACAACGAGACAGTTAATATCATCGGGACCGGCGAGGTTGTAATTCCGCGCAAGCCGGGCCTTGCTACCTTTGTAATTGAAAGCTTTATCGAAGACGATGGAGACGAATTTATCGAATTTATCGAAGACTGGCGGGATTCCGAGCGGGCCGGTGAATTCACAGCAAGCGACATTGACATTAACATGGACGTAGTTGTCGACGACTTTAAGCATACTCGCAAGGCAGGAGAAGAACACAGGGTATATTACACCCTGTCGCTGTCGGAATACCGCCCCTATGGTGCCAAAATCATCGTCATACAAGCGGTGGAAGAGACTGCCAGCGCGACGGTACCGGAAGAACCGAGAAAAGACAACACCGAATCGGTTCCGCAGACCTATACGGTCAAGAGCGGTGATAATCTATGGGCGATCACAAGGCGGTTGTCCGGGAACGGTGCGAACTGGCCGGAGCTGTATGCGGCGAATAAGGCAGTGGTCGGCAGTAATCCAAACCTTATATATCCCGGACAAGTCTACGTGATTCCACAAGGGTGGGTGACTTAATGCAATACACTATTCAATGCCAGAACACATTGACCGGCACGATGTACGATATTACCACTTTGGTAGATTCCGTAACGCACGACACATTTATTAGCGGGCAGCCGGGCAAATGTACGTTTACGGTGCGCGACGATCCGGGCAACCGGTTGCAAATCGTCAATGGCAGCATTATTACTTTTTCCGTTAATGGCCGTGGCATATTCTACGGCTATGTATTCTCGATGGAAACATCCAAGGATGGAGACAACAAGATAACCGCCTATGACCAAATCCGGTACCTACAAAACAAGGAAGTCTATGTTACCGAGGGCGTGACCGCCAGCCAAATATTCGAGTTGGTTTGCAGCGAGAATTTCGGCGAATCTGCCGGACGTAAAACCGATTCACAGTATAAGGTCGTTACACCATCGGTGTGGATTCCGGAATACAAAATACATAACGGCACACTGTACGAGGTCATTCAATACGGTATTGAACAGTCAATCGTTCATGAGGCCGGGAAGTATTATTTCATCCGCGATAATTTCGGCACGCTCGAATTTACAGAGTTGGCACAGTGCAAAACGAATTATATCATCGGCGACGGCTCATTGCTGACGGACTACACATATAAGCTTAGCATTGACAAGGATGTCTACAATCGAATCAAAATAACGCGGACGGACAAGGATATCGGAAGAATAATCTCCCACGTATCGCCCTATACGGAATCACAGAAGCAGTGGGGCGTGTTGCAGATGGTTGAAGAAATTGACACGCCCATGACCGTCGAGCAAATGACGGATTTAGCCGCCAAATACCTAAAAAGATATAACAGAGAAGCGCAGACCTTGAAACTAAATGCGCTTGGCGTGCCGGAACTGATTGCCGGTAGCGGATTTACACTGTCGATCGCCAAGCTGGGCATCAAACAGGATATGTGGATAGTGTCCGCATCACACAACTACCAGCAGGGGCTTCACACGATGCAACTGGAGGTATCTATTACGGGAGGCGTATATGGGAATATCAGCTAACAGGTTGGCCGGAGTGGTAACAAGGATTGGCAATGACAGCGCGAGCGTGATACGGTCGGAGATATTCGACGGAACCGTTGCCGGTGTATCACCGCTACGAATCATGATCATGGCATCCGAAAGCCGAGAATTGCCACTACCGGCGGGTGCGCTTGTCCTATCTCCACTTTGCAAGGCGAAAACAATCACAGTCGCCGGAGAAACCGTTCGGCTGTGGGGCGATCTTGCGGTCGGGGAAAAAGTGACTTTGATGTCATTTAATGCTGGCCAGCGTTATTTTGTCGAAAGGAGTGCATTGAAATGATACCGCAGGTGAGTGGAGTTACAATAGATCAAATCAACGTAGTTCAATACCCGACATTCACGTACCGCGTCACTGATAATCAAATTTCCGGCAATGTGGACGGAATCGAAGCGATACAACAGGCGGTATATCATATTCTATCAACGGAGCGTTATGCATATCCGATTTACAGCGATAATCGCGGGGTTGAGTTTAAAAAATATATCGGCAGACCGTTTTCGTTTTTACGCGACACAATACAGAAAACACTAAGAGACGCGCTTTTGCAAGATGATCGGATTACAGCGGTTTCGGTCACAAATATAAGCCGGGTATCAAGAAACGGCGCGCTGATTGAATTTGAGGTAACAAGCGATAGAGGCACATTCGGAAGCGAGGTGACAGTAAATGGCATCATTTGACGAAACATTGACACGGATGCTTGCGAGAGTATCCACGGCCCGAGACAAAAGGCAGGGATCAATCATATACGATACCCTTGCGCCAGTGGCTGCGGAATTAGCACAGCAAAGTATTGTGGCCACCATTTTTCAAGAGCAGGTGTCAATATTGTCAGCCGTCGGCATCAACTTGGAGAACCTGGCCGCCAACCATGGCATCACAAGAAATCAGGCAACCAGAGCGATTAGGATCGGCGAAATGGCTGATACGGATGGAAATCCCATTGATCTGACCATAGGAAGCCGCTTTTCCGTCCCTGCGCTGTCTGGCGGGCAGATTTTCGTATTAATCGAGAGGTTCGAAGTCACCGGCCGCTGTCTTTTGGAATGCGAAACTGCCGGCACTGTCGGAAATACATATCTCGGTCCCGTTTTGCCGTTGTTCACCATCAACAACTTGGGTTCCGCTGCCATCACCGGAACATACACGCCGGGAGAAGACGCGGAAACTGACGAGGAATTGAGAAAGCGCATAATTGAAAGAATTAACAATCGCGCATTCGGTGGCAACGTTTCTGATTACAAGCAGTTCACAACAGCTATCCCGGGCGTCGGTGCGGCCAAAATATTTCCGGTCTGGGATGGCGGCGGCACGGTGATGGTATCTATTATTGACGCAGAATATAACCCGGCCACAAGCGAGTTTATCAGCGTTGTGCAGACCGCAATAGATCCCATTCCCAACAGCGGAGAAGGGCTTGGAATAGCCCCGATTGGACATCGGGTGACGGTTGTAACGCCCGACAAGTTAAGTGTCAATATAACTGCTTCCGTGAATCTGCAAACCGGCTACACGATTGGCCAGTTACAATCATTGATCGAAGATGCCTTGCTTGAATACATACTGGAAGTGCGAAAGCAATGGTCTGATTCAGATGGCTTATCAATATTTGTCGCGCGCATAACATCTGCAATAATCAGTCTGCCGGGAATCAATAATGTCACAAATGTATTAATTAACGGTTCACCGACAGATTTATATATTCAGCAATCGCCCTTGTCCCAACACCTGCCGATTCTCGAAAGCGTGGTGATCAATTAATGTTAAGAGATTTTTATAATCGCATCTATGACGACAATATTGATGTGCAGGAAATCATTAATGCGATTCAGCCAGAATTGGACGCATTGTCGGAATCTGCGGAAAATTCATTCCGTGATGCATTTCCGATAATAGCCACAGAACGGGGTGTCTTGCAGTGGGAAAATGCCCTAAGCATAATTTCCGATCCATTGACCGAAACGCTGGATTTTAGGCGTGGCCGAATACTGAACAGGCTGATTAGTGATATCCCATATACGGAAACAGCATTGCGGGATATCATGAATAATATTATGGGTTCCGGTGGCTGGTCTTATGAATTGAATTATCGCGCGCATACATTAAATATCGCCAGTTTGCGGCATGGGAAAAACTGGGTAAACGAAGTGAAAATAACGATTGATAAGATTATTCCAGCAAATCTGGTGTATACACTCGTTATCAGATACAATCAGCACCAAGCGCTAAGCGATTACACACATAGGTTTTTAGGACAATTCACGCATCTTAAAATCAGGGAGGAGGACTTAGGATAATGGCGAGCTTTACGGAAAATTATAATTTGATCAAACCAAGCCCGGAGGACGTTTACGACATCGGTGATTTCAACGACAACGCCGATATTATCGACGCAGAATTAAAAAAGAGAGTACTAAGAGATGGCGACATTTCCAGTACGCAAATAACGACATTCGACGCAGTCACCGGAGAGTTTCCTGTGCCAGCAGCGGGCGAAGCAACAAAAACGTTCGCCGGCAAAATTCGAAAATTTATTCAAGATTTTAACAGCTTCAAAACCGGCATCCTCACAGTGGGCATGCTGGTCAATAATGCTGTCACCAATAACTCGCAGTTACCGGTGTCGGCAGCGGTGGCTAAGGTGTTACAAGATCAAATCACGCAAACAAACAGCGATTTAACAGCGGGATTGAGCGGTAAAGCACCCGTCGGACATGCTAGCAGTGCAACAACCTACGGTATCGGGAACGCCAGTAATTATGGACATGTCAAGATATCTGATAGTTATACCAGTTCCGGCGGAGCTGCAAGTGCAGGAATGACAGCTAGCAGTGCGGCGGTATACAATGCATATTCATCACTTTTAAATAGCATGGGAACATGGTTTAGCAATTCCGTTACGAGTGCCAGAAACATGAATGTTATTATAAACCACGGCAGTCTTGATCTGATTGGTTTTCAAATACAATTTTATACTGATGTTTATATTGTCACGGCAGTGCCATCACTGATGGCAACAAGCTCAATTGGCCAAGTAGGTTTTAACTATACTCCCATAATATCTTCAAGCGGCATACTGCAAGGAATCAGCGCCATCAACAATGGAGATGGAACGGTAAGAATAAAACTGGCTTTATCCACCGGGGTTATCGGCGGGAACATAAAGCTTTTTTACCCGAGACAGAGCGTTCAAAGCATAGGTTTCTCAGCAGATTAATTACTAGATTGAATAAAAAATAGTTTGTGTAACAAATCTTACCACGAAAATCAAAGAAAAGGAGCGTGAAAATGGAAGCGATTAAAATTGGATACAACGAAAAATTATACAAAATCGAGAGCATTCATCCGCAAACACCAAATATTATGCAGATTATCTTTGCCGATGAGATTCCGGCAGAATGGGGAAAAATCACATTATACACATCTGGCGGCGAAGAGGCAACCATCATAGTCGGATACGACACCATATACCGAAACGATGGGCAAACGATATATCTTAGCAACGATGGCAGCACGTATCAAGGATCTACCGGCATGCCACAGGAACCGCCAGAGCCATACACGCCAACCCTGCCAGAACGGCAGCTATCCAAGCTCCAAGAGATAGCAGCGGCTTGCTCAACAGCTATTGCAGCCGGTTTTGACGTGCAACTGTCTGACGGCGATACAGAGCACTACAGCCTGACCGAAACAGATCAAATCAATCTATCCGCAGCAGTGGCAGCGGTGCAAGCTGGTGCGCCTGCATATCCTTATCACGCAGATGGTACGCTGTGCAAATTGTACCAAGCGGCAGATATCATAAGTATCGGCACGGCTGCGACGGAACACAAGCTATATCACACAACGTACTGTAATCACCTCAACGCGTGGATTCGTCGCGCCGAATCATTTGCGGAACTTGATATGATCAATTACGGCGCAGCTTTGCCGGCCGATTTGGCAGATAACATGGCTGCCATTATTGCGGCGGTATCTGGAGGGAACGCATGAAGCAATTAATCAAATGCTTGGCCCTGCTTCTTACTGGCGGCGGTCTATATGTCGTAATTGAATTGCTCTGGCGTGGATACAGCCACTGGACTATGTTTGTTTTGGGTGGTATCTGTTTTGTCTGTCTGGGGTTAATCAACGAGATTATACCGTGGGAAATGCCACTCTGGCGGCAGGTATTGGTTGGAACATGCATCGTAACGGTTTTAGAGTTTTTTACCGGCTGCGTTGTTAATTTGTGCTTAGGGTGGGCGATATGGGATTACAGCGGTATGTGGGGGAATATTCTCGGTCAAGTGTGTCCGCAATACATGATACTGTGGATGCCGGTATCACTGATCGGAATCGTGCTTGATGATTGGCTTCGGTATTGGTTTTTCGGGCAGGAGCGGCCGCATTACAAATTGATATGAGCAACAATCCACCTGCGGGTGGTTAGTTTATTTACAAAACGAAAGCGAGGAATTAAGAATGAGTAAAGAATGGGTAAAAGCAGCGGGCGTGAGAGCATTGAAAACCTTTTGCCAGACCGGCTTGACAATGATTACAGTCGGACAGGCGGTGTCCGATGTTGATTGGCTTGGGATGCTGTCTATTTCGGCAGTAGCGGCGGTGGCTTCCGTGATGACATCGGTAATCACTGGCATGCCGGAAGTGACGGAATAATTGCGATATCGCAACTGCTGATTGGGTCGGGAACGTTCCGGCCCTTTTTGATCGGAGGATTATGTCACAGATATTTATAGGATTAATTGCCGAAGCTGCCCAAGCCGACATGAAAACATCCGGCATCCTTGCAAGCGTCACGATAGCGCAGGCGTGCCTAGAATCGGCCTACGGAGCCAGTGAGCTGGCGGCCCGGGCAAATAACCTGTTTGGCATGAAAGCCGTCCTATCCGGCAATACGTGGCTATCAGAGTGGGATGGCAGCACATATATCAAGGAAACCAAGGAGCAGGATTCTGCCGGCAATGTATACACAATCACGGCAGCTTTTCGCGAATATCAATCGCTTGCGCAGTCCATCAAGGATCACAGTGATTACTTGACAGGAGCCATGAGCGGGAACAACTTGCGCTATGCTGGTCTTTCTGGCTGCACGGATTACCGAATGGCAGCGCAGATCATTAAGGCCGGTGGATATGCGACTGACACGGCCTATGTAGACAAGCTATGTGCAGTCATTGAGAGCAACGATCTGGCCAAATATGATGGAGGGAAAACGATGAAAATATGTCTTGATGCAGGGCATTTCGGAAAATATAATCAGTCACCGGCAGACAGCCGGTATTATGAATCAGACATGGTGTGGAAACTGACAGAGCTGCAAAAAAAGTACTTACAGCAACATGGATTCGAAGTCATTACCACGCGCGCCAATCAGGCGACCGACAAGGCAACGTATGACCGCGGCATAGCTTCGAAAGGATGCGATCTATTCATATCCAATCATTCCAATGCGGTAGCAAGTACGGTCAATAACAGTGTTGATTACCCTGCTGCTTATTGCGCTGTAAATCATTCAGCGGACGCTGTAGGGCTTTTGCTGGCACAGGTGGTAGAAAATTGCATGGGAACCAAACAGGCCGCCAGAATCGAAAATAGAAGCGGCAATAACGGCGATTATTACGGCGTAATCCGCGGAGCCACAGCGGTGGGAACACCGGGGTTAATCCTGGAACATTCGTTTCATACCAACGCAGCCATAACGGCCTGGTTGCTTGATGATAACAATCTTGACCGGCTGGCACAAGCAGAAGCGTCCGCGATAGCAATGCACTACGGCGTTGACGATACGGGAAATCACGCATCGGAAAAGAAGTCCGGCTGGTACGAAGAGGATGGTGGCTGGCGCTACTATAACGGCGACACGGGCGATTGCGTAATTAACAAGTGGCTAAAAGATCCCAACGATGGCAAATGGTATTGGTTTGATGGTGCCGGAATGATGGTTGCCAATGTCTGGTATATGCATAACGGCCACTGGTATTATCTTGGTGCAGACGGGGCCATGTTGAAAGGCTTGCAGGACGTCGGCGAAAAGTGGTACTATTTGAACGAAAATGGCGAAATGGCAACGGAGCCGGTCACGCTGACACCCGACAAAGACGGCGCATTGCAATACCCGGGCATTGGATAACCTCTCGGATTCGATAGGTTTGGACATATCAGATAAAATAATATGACGGTGGTGATTAAATGGACACGAATACAATACAGCTAATGTGCACTATTGTTTGCTGCTGTCTTGCTGCTGCTTCCTTTTGGCGAAGCGGTAATACAGACAGTGCGAGAGAAAATGAACGCTGGGGAGCGTTCAACAAGGAAATGGAATATGTGCGCAAGGATTTGGACGAGATCAAGAATCTGGTCGGGCAGAATTCCAGGGACACAAAAGATTCCATCAGGCGCGTGCATGACCGCCTGGACGAACACTTAAGAAAAGAACACAATCAGACCGTGCCTAAACGCTCTGGTTAACAAGGAGGGATTGTGGATATTAACGAAAGAATTGTGGACGTGGAGGAAAGAGTGGAACATCTTAATTTCGCCACGGAGATATTGCAGGAATTGAAGTCGACAATTAAGCGACTGTGGATAATTTTGATTATAATATTATCGCTATGGGCCGCTACTATCGGTGGCTTTGTCTGGTACATTTCGCAATACGACTATATAGGCTACTCGCAGGATGGAAACGGTTACAACAACGTAAATGTCAACAATGGAGGATCGGTGCAGAATAACAATGGGACAAAAAGTCAAAACGAGACTCAAAAAGAGCGGTAACAAAAAAGGCACGGCGGTTAGAAAAACGAAAAAGAAATAAAATCGAGGATGTCGCTCAAGGCATCCTTTTTGATTGGAGCAATTTGATGGCCCAGCAACTCAAAATATGCGATTTTACAATGCCGGAGATTGAGCGGTTCCGTACACTATGCAATTTCACATCGGAGGAAATGGAGTTTTTCAACCTCCGGAGCCGGAACAAAAGTATTATAGAGATCACTTTCGCCATGAACATATCCAAATCCAAGGCGGATATTTTGTCAAAAAAGGTAAAATCGAAGATTATAAGAGTTTTATAGAAAAATAGCGGGTTCCAGTTGTCCGGATCCCGCTATTTCTAAGGTTTTATATGATTTTATACGCCATTATCAGCGAAAACCAACAGATATTCTTCAACGTCTTCCAAAGTTCCGAGTTCCCACGGATCATCCGAACTGTTATCAGCCACATAAAAAGTGTCACCTGATTTGTAAAAAACAAAACCGCTATTACTGTATACCCGAAACGCTTCTTCACTCAATTCATACGTATCTGTAAATTCATATCTTTTCATATTCGCGCCTCCCTTTCTTTCGCCAATGAGTCGAGTATTTTATCTATCTTCCAGCGAATAAGTCACCAATGTTCATTGCGTGACTATACACACACGTGTTGTACGCATGATTCATGTAAGGGCATTTAGCACAGTGCTCTGCATACCATTTTTCCCACTCTTCGCGGGGAATTTCATTGTTTTCAGCTTTGTCGCTATTTTGAAAATAGTACTGCTGACATGAATTGTCTTTCATCTTTATTACCCTTCTCCCCGGATACCATCCAGAGAACGATTATTTTCTTTTACGTGTTGTTGTTCGCAAATCCCTATTGTAATCATGAAGAAAATCGATATCGGGTTTAGATAAAGCGTGTTTATAAAAAATAAAATCATTTAAAATATTATCATAAACAGTTACCATTGCAGTATGTATATTCTTTATTTCTTCTATCATAGATTCAACTTCATTTATGCTATCACAGGCATGCTCCCACCCAAATCCGGTTGCTCCAGAAATATATAATATTTCATATTTTTTCATTTTATCCTTCTTTCTCCCGCCGGTGCGGGTTTCCTTGTGCGATTATCTACATTCGGTTCGTCTTCATCGATCAGCCAGAACTTACCGCTTTTTTCGGCAGTTTCCAGCAACCCCTTTTGCGCTTTTTGTCTGGCCGTGACATCACTAATGCCGTTTTTTTTCGCCCATTCAGATAATAACATTTTTTTTACTTTTTTATATCCCTCTTTCGCCGCTCCCGCCGATTCTAAGTCATAAAACCTATATAGATATTCCGGCATTGCGGTGCTGTTTTGGCAGATCGGGTGATGTCCTTTGAACGGGGTTAATTCGTCGGCTGATACGGTCCGGAATGGGACTATGTTAAATGTCGCCAACTCTCCATTTTCCAGTTCTGCCACGTACTTCACGGGCATTTGCTTTATATTCCATACGCCTTTTACTTTCATGTTTCCTCCTTATAAATCGTATTTTTCAAAAACTTTAATTACGGCTTCGATCGTTTCTTTAGCTTCTTGCTGTTCCGCGGGAAGTTCCTGCCCTTTTGTTTTTTCCAGTACTCTTTGATAATTTTCTTTATACTTTTCGTGGCCGGTATTAAATGCATGCTCAATCGCTTTTTCAGGGATGCCCAGCTCCTTCATCTCCTCTACGGCCAGTTGCTTATTTGTTTTAGGAGCTACTAAGACCATGATTGTTTTGTCCTTTGGATCATAGTCCATTTTTTCGCAATGGCTGTATTCGGCCTTATACTCCTTGTAAGACATTTTGACCCACTCGCCGCCGGATTCTTGGGCTTTTTCTTCTGCGCGACATGCTGCGCATGTAGTAGTTTCAAGATATGCGATTCTGCTTTTTCTATACTCGTTTTTCCCGAAAAGTTCAGCCTCGCTTTTGTGTCCGCATGTGTGATTAATAGTATACTTTGCCATCTTTATTCCCTCCGCTCTCTTTATCTTATACCTTATTATACCACCGACATCGATGGTTTGTCAAGGGGTTTTTACGAGTATTTCAAGCTTTTTCACTTTTATTTCTCGCTATTATATATGGCTGCCGTATTGGCAATTTCAATCCCCCCATCTACAATCTTTCCGAGAATCGAAAATGGGTATGCAGAAAGATCAATGATGCATTCGCCACTGCCAGTCATATTGTTTCCGGTTCTTCCGTCAACTGCATTCGCGCCGTCAAGAAGCATCTCCTGTTCCTCTGTCCTTAAACTCCCCCAAGTCAATTTTGCATAATTCTTCGTAGTTTCTCGCACAAGACTGCCCGTGTCAAGAAAATCCTCCATGCGGCATCCTAACACCAGCGCAAGCTTGTACAGCTTTTCTCCTGACATTCCACCAATCCGCTTCTGGCCTTGTTCTATGTTACGAATTAACGAATAAGATATCCCCGTTGCTTCCGCAAGTCCGGACTGGGAGTATCCGGCCCGGACTCTGAATTCTTGTAATTTCATATTACACCCCAACCGTTCCATGGGTGTAATTATTAGTTACGCGATCATGGTTTGTAGCGAAATACTTATAACCGATTACGCTGGCACTATAAGATGTGATTTCGATGTCTTTCATGTTTCTTCCAGTTGCTTTCTTAACTATACTTTTCATCTCGGTAATTTCTTTTGCTGTTGGTGTTCTCATAGTTTTATTCTCCTTTTATTGTGTGTTTTGTGCTCCTTAACTTAATACTATCATAACACTATAGTGTTAGATTGTCAAGAGATTTTTACAGATATTTCAAACTTTTTTTGCATTGAGAAAGAAGAAAAAGACGGGATCGCTTTCCCGTCTCCCACCTATCGACAATTTTTCCGCAATCTGTTATAATTAGAAAAAAAGAAAAGGAGAATGCGAGGTATGAAGAAATTAGGAACTATTTTTATTTTGGCATTTGTTTTATTATCAACACCAGTTATGAATGCGTTTGCCGGATGGGAGGACATTGGTTCTGATTCGTATTACCGCAATGCAGACGGCGAATTGCTCACGGGATGGGTGCTTTTTACGATGGGATGGTTTTATTTTTACGAGGATGGAAAAATGGCGCATGATACCACTATTGGTGAATATCAAATAGGAAGCAACGGCGTATGGAAAGACCCGAACACACCGCCGCCATTATATTCGGAAATGGGCGTTAAATGGGAAATATGCAACGCTGACGGGCAGGATGCGATAAATAAAGGAAAGGCAAACGGAACCGTGGTCTATTATGGCGGGTATTATTGGAAAGCCCATACTGCCAGTCCAGCAGAAACCGCTTCATCCGTTGGCGCGCCGCCTTATGGGGGAACGTGGTATCGGTGCGGATCGATTGAATTATCCAAACTCTTAAAAGGTCTATCGGATGGAACAATTGTATATTATGAAGGGGAATATTGGACAAATGTGCATATCACTGGCGAGGATGTTTATGTGTTGGAGGATTTAGCAACAGTCGAATATCAGAAAACATATCAGACATTAACGCCAGAACTATCCCTGTCATTAGACAGACGATAGAAACATAAGACTCAATTTAAAGCCAGTGAGTTTAATCACTGGCTTTAAAAAAGACGTGCTAATTATACATAGCATTCAAATCATCGAGCGAAATTGGTTTTTCTTTATACTTTTTAATCCAAATATCATAATAGGGGTTCTTCCAAGTATCGGAATCATAAAATTCCAATTCTTTCACAAGAACAATTGCATAAGCGATTCCATGATTCGTACCCAGGCCATAGCCATAATCATCTCCGTGAGTTGTGTCCGGCTGAACATTTACCGCTTCTGCGAGCACTGATTTTTCAAATCCGGGTTTATAGTCGTATTGCCCCTCAACTTTGACCGGATATCCATTTTCATCATAGGCCAAAACAGAAACCGTATAATTTTTAATAACATTTCCTGATTTGTTTTCAAGTATCCACTGAACCATGTCCGGGTAGAGAGATTTATACTCTGTACTCTGTTCGACAATGCTGACGCTAGTTATAATGGCCAGTTGTTCATTTTTTAATGTTTCTTCATCTTTCCCCGCGGTAGTCTCCGGCTTCGCAGTAGTCTCTGCCACTGTTTCGATTTCTGCCTCAATTTCTGTTTCTACTTCCGTTTCTGCGGTCGTCGTTTGCGCTGCCGTGCTTGCGGTCAGAGAACTTCCCCCGCAGGCCGTAGTAGTTCCGGCGATCAATGCCAATGCGAAAATAATTCCCACTCTCTTCATGATCTATATCCCCTTTTCTTTTGATGAGATTATTATATGATAAATAGCGGGAAAGTGCAATTTAAAAAATAACTTTGAAATAAAAGCCGGCAAATTAGTGTTGGCTTTTACATTATGAAATGTTTTGCCCGGACTTTATCTCTATCCATTTTTCGTTTGATATTAATGTGTGACGGTAAGTTGATTCGTCGGAACAATCAATGATTCCATTTTTCTCCATTTTTTCCACAATGGCAAATGCACAATTAAATTTTATACCCAATTCCCTTTGCAGTGATCCAATAGATACCTTTCCTTTTTCCAAGGCACATTCCACCGCATGTAAATACAATTCATTATCACTACATTCCTCTGACTGGAGATTGTGTCTAAGGCGGTAAGACGATTGATATGAATTGAAATGCTCTGGACTTGGTATTGGAGCCATTTTTAATAGCACGCTCCTATCCCACAGCAATACGTTCGATTTTTGGGCTATTTCGATTGCAGCTTTTGTGAAAGTGTTATTTGTCGCCACAACCCCCACGTGACAGTTGTAATATTGCATTCCAGCAAGAATTTCCCCTACAGCCTTATTTCCTACCGGTTGACTATATAACTTGCATTGAATAGCATATCTCACACCATCTTTTTCAGCTATTACATCAGCACCAAAATCTCCGGATTTTTGTGTTGGCGATGCCTTGCTATAGCCATTTTTCAAGAGTAGATCGGCTATGTAAGCCTCGAATGCGTAGCCGTCTGTCAGTGAGTCTAACGGTGCAACTACGGGAGCAGAATCGGACATACTTGAATATCTAGGGGTTGCATCCGATTTCCCTAGCCTTATGTTGCTAAAACGAAATTTCACATTAATTAAACGCAGTCCTATCTTCGAAAAAAACATTTTTGTCTTTTGAATTTTCATTCCGATTTTTAAAAATAAAATTCTAATTTTAAGAAAATTCTTTTTTATCATCCACAGAATAATTATAGATATAAATAGTAAAAACTTTGCGTTTTCTGACAAGAATGAAATCTGCATAATCCCGGCAAATAAAATCGATAAAATACTAATTATTAGAAAGGCTTTAATTATTTTCAAATGTTTATATCCCCCTTTCTCTTTTGATGAAATTATTATATGGTAGATTGTGGAAAATTGCAACTCGAAAATCATTCCCAAAAAGATATTGACATGTTTGTAATAGTATGTTATAGTTAGTTATAATAAATTACAGGAGGTGATATGTTTGGGTTTAGAAAATCTTCCAGAAATTATAACGCCAAAACAATTAGCAGAATTTTTGCAAATTAGCGAGATGACTGTTAAACGTGCATTAAAATCTGGTGAATTGCAAGGATTCAAATTAGGAAGAGATTGGAGGATTGAAAAAGAAGAAGTTTTAAAATGGGCAAAAAAATAGAACACTCGCTCCACCGTGGAAAGTTTGGCAAGTGTTCTGGGCGAGATTTCTCTCATGAATATTATAGCATGAGCAGAGATCTCCTTCAAGCACGAAATTTGAGAGGAGATTTTTTATTATGAATGAATTACAGATTTTTAACAATCCAGAATTCGGAGAAGTCAGGACAGTGGATATTGATGGAGAAGGCTGGTTCGTTGGTAGGGATATCGCGACCGCTCTGGGGTATGCAAAGCCCTATGACGCAGTAATCCGGCATGTGGATGCAGAGGATACCCTGAAACGAGGTATCCCTTCAAGAGGAGGCGAACAGCAAACGACTCTTATCAACGAATCTGGCATGTATGCCCTAATCATTATGAGCGAGCTTCCAAGCGCCAAGAAATTCAAACGTTGGGTTACGTCCGAAGTGCTGCCATCTATCCGCAAACAAGGAGGCTACACCCTCCCTCAGCTTACGCAAGCCGAAATGATTCTCCAAATGGCACAGAACACCGTTGAGCTTGAGCGGAAATTAGAAGCCCAGGGGCAACTGTTGGAAATCCAAGATCGGCGCCTTGCCGTCATTGAGCAGACAGCGCAGGAATCAGCGACGAAGCTGGAAACCACACTAAAAGTGTTTGCAAACCCGAGCATTGACCACTGGAGCGCTGATATGAACGGCGCAATCAATGCGATGGTAGCGACATATCATTTAAGCCCGGTCAAGTTCCGGGGAATGATATACAAAGAGCTGGAGGAAAGCTCCGGCATCCTGCTGGGCAGCCGCTTAATCCGTCGCAGAAAAGATATGGTGAGGCGAGGAGCTACTAAAACCGAAGCAAAAACTCTGACAAAGATGGATGTTATCAGCAAAGATAAGCAATTGCGGCAGATTTTTGAAGGAATAGTAAAAAAACATCAGGCTATACACGGCGTGCAGAGATGAAGGGAGATATAAATCATGGCAGAACATAAGGAGTATATCAAGTTAATCATGGAAATATTAGAGAGAACCAATAATGTGACACTGACAAGGTGCGCGTACTACTTTGTGAGAAGCATGTGCGGAGGAGGTAAAAAATTATGACCGAACGCGAAACGTATATTAAATCAATCGTGGATTACTTAGAAAGAATTGGCAGTGATACTTTTGTGAGGTGCGTATATACTCTCGTGAAAAGTGTATACACACAGAAAGGCGGTAAGATATTATGAAAGACAAGAGCGAACGAGAGGTATTCAAGGATTTTTGCAAGACGATTAAACATATAGAAAAAGACAAGGACGCATTCCTCAAGGCATCGAGATTACAGCGGTACGAGCGGGAATTGCATTTTAGCAGCGACTATCTGTTTGCGCTGATTATGATGGGAATGGTTATGGCATTCATGTTGACGCTGATTATTTTTGGATAAAAGCACATACCAGCTCCAGCGGTATTCGGGGCAGAGAGGAACGTTATGACAAGGACTGAAAAATTAGAACTGGAAAATCTGGTGTTAAAAAACATTCTGGATTGTATTTCGGAAAGCATTGACGAATTAAAGAGCGCTGATTACAACGAAAACGGATATATTCTTTTTGCCGGTAGAGTAACGGCACACATTGAAAAGTATCCCGACTGCGCCAAGTTTGCTTTTGACAATGGGTATACCCTGGACTATAGAAATTCTGCCTTTTTTAAGAATCAGCCGGACGGCCTGCCCGTTGTGCTGTATCCGGCAAGCGTTGGCAGGAGAAAAACGAGATAGATTCAGGCACAAGAGACTTCTTTGATTATAAGAGGTCTCTTTTTTTATTGTATTTTTTCAACACCTTTCCTAAGTTTTATAAGCATTATTCAAATGCTTTTCTTTCCCCGAAATCCCTTAAAATTACCATATAAGAAATGAACGTGACAGGAGGTTTCAGCGTGATTGACAAATTAGACGAAGCCTTAACAGATTTAACGGAAATGACGCTTGACGCAATCAAAGAAGCCAAGGAAAAGAAGCATTTCAGCAAGGATTTTATTGAAGCTGCGTGCATTGTTTTGTCAATGAGCTACGGGAGGTTTGGAGATGGTAAGTAACTTGATTCAGCCGCCGGCACCCAAGAACGCACCGGCCGGCAAAAAGAAAGAAACCGACAGTCATTCAGTCACTGCCGAAAACTGCGCTAGACTCTTTGTGAACGGGATGGGCGACGCACAGCGGGAACGATTCAAATTAATGCTGCAAAACGGTGTTCAGTGTGGCGAGAGCGTTGCCAGAAGCTACGGCGTGCCGCTGGATGACTTTATTGCGGAGGTACGGAAAATTATATGAGCGAAAAGCAGTTTATTGACCGAATGACGAAAGTTGGATATACGGCAGAAGAAGCAGGGGAAATATATGATTTTTATTTGTCCATCGACTGTATTGAAAATATTGGCATTGTCGGGTTAATGAACGAAATGTCATTGAAGCCACGAGGAGAAGTGTATGGCATATGAAGAAAGTTACACAAGGTATAGCGCCGAAAATGTATTTACGGGATTAATAAGCGAAAACGGTGATATCTACAACGCTAATTACCGGGGAGCGAGAGACAAGATCGGAATTGATAACGAGCGGGAAACCGAGCTTTTGAAGTTAATCGAGGATCAAGAAGAAATCATTAAAAATTATTACGACAAACTCGTTGAGCTGGGTGTGATTACTCCGCAAAAAAGCGCCGAAGAAATTGCCATGGAGCAGGCCATGGAGCAGGCCAGAATCAACCAGCAGTTGCTGGAAGCTATAGGCGCATTGAATGCAGAAATAAAAGAACTGAAAGGAGCTGGATCGAATGTCGATGATAGATATGGCGCTGAATCTCGCGGAAAGTCAGACGAGCAAAATAGCGCAGATAACGGGCAGAAGCCCGCAGCAGGTAAAAGAGGCTCTGGCACAAGGGAAAAAGGTGCTTCCGGGCCTGATCAATAATCCAAATTCCGGAATCGATACACTTCGAAGCATGGGAGTTGACAAGGAATTTATAAATAGCATGTTCAACAAATACGGAAAATATTCGTCCAAATTAGGACTGGACACAAGCAACCTCAAATCGATGGTTGACAATCTGGGAAATGCGGTCAATGCAAACGGTCCGGGCAAAAGTAACGCGGCTCCATCCGGCAGGGATGCAAAACCGAGATTCGACAGTTCGCGGTATCCAAAAGTATAGATATTAATGGCCTTGTGCCTTTGATATAAAACAAAACCAGAAAGGAGAAATACTATGGCATTTAATAGTTCCGGCAATGAAATGGTAGACAACGTTGGATATCCCAGCATTGGCTATGGTGGTGTTGGTTACGGCGGCGGCTTCGGCGGCAGCGGAATACTCATTCTGCTTGTAGTTGTTGTCTTGTGGTGTCTTTTCAAGGATGGACACGGACACGGCGGCTATGATCACGGCTATCCGGGCTACGGCTTCGGCAATGGCTGCGGCTGCGGTCCTTGTGTACAACCTACCTACAAAGACGAAAGTAACTGGGAGCAGGAATCTCACTTGAAAGACAAGTTATGTTGCGTTGAGAAGGACATCTGGAAAACCGATCAAGATGTGTGGAAAACCGCATGTGCAACACAGAAAGAGGTTCATTGTGAAGGCGAAAAGACCCGCACACTGATTGAGCAGAATTACATTCAGGATCTGCGCGATAAGATCGCAGAGCAGAATACAAAGATTCAGACTATGAATAACGAGGCGTTCACCGAGCGCAAGATCGACCAGGTGCTGGGTGCTATCAACTGCACCAACCAGCGCATCGGCATGCTGGAATGTGAAGTCCCGAAACGGCCTCCGTTCTATGCTTGTGGCGGCGAGCCGACCATCTACGATTATCCACCGCGCAACCATGAATGCAACTATCCGAGACGCGGCAAGTGCGACGGATACGAGTATGGCGTTGCGTAACAGATAATCAAGTTATTAGATCGACTGGCGGGGTGACGGTTGTTGCCCTGCTGGATGATCTGCGAATAGAGGTGATGGCATGAATGTTACAGGATTGATTTTCCTTGGTGCTGGCTACCTGCTTGGGAACCCGGCCGCAAGAGATAAGTTTGGCGTCGCACTCCAGCAACTCGCCGGACAGGGAATTGACACGCTGAACAAAATGGGAAATGCACAACCTGCAAAACCGAAGGAATAACGGTGCCGAATGGTCTAACCTGCTTGTCAATATAGCCATCCTTGCTCTGACGGTAGAGATTATTGGATTGAATTATAGAAACATTGCGCTGAACGCTCAAAATGTCCGGCTGAGCCAGCAGAATGTCGAAAACAACAGGCAGAGCGCCCAAACCGGAAAGCAAGCGCTTGAGGTTTTGCGGGATATCCGAGAAAAGATTAGTGAGCCATGAACAAAAGAATATAGCAATAGAGTGCATATCCGCACCATTTAAACGCCGTGTGGGATAGCCCACACTTATTTTTATTTTAAGGAGGATTTTAAAATGTTAGACACATATACAAATTCAGACCAAACCGTTGTCACAGGGGAAGCCCTTGCATTTAACAACAACCGAATCATCACCGGGTGTACCGTTACTCACGCTGCCGGTTCTGCCGGAATCGATCTTAACAAGCCGGGAATCTACATGGTACATTTCAATGCCGATGCAGCAGAATCCGGCGTAGCTGGAGACATCACAGTACAGCTATTTGTCGATGGGGTTCTGTATCCCGGAGCAGAAGCCACGGCAACCAGTGGCGCAGTCACCACGATCGTTAATCTGGACTTTGAAACCCTTGTCAGAGTTAAGCCGGATTGCGGCCCGTGCGGAAATCCGATAACCACGCTTACATTTGTCGACACGGGTGTCGGAGCTGTCTTTAGTAACTTCGAAACCGTCGTTACAAAAGTTTGTTAGGAGGCTGCCATGCATGTGCAAAAATATATCGAAAAGCTTGACATGGCTATTGACGGCCTGATCAAGTCTGAATCCAAGAAACTCACGAAAGAAGAATACGATCTGCATGTTTTGTTGGAAAACAGAAAGCATGTTGAGAAGTGGAAAGAAATGCGCGACGGCATGCATACAGAGATGATGGACGGGAATCCGCGGACATCTTATTTTTAGGAGGTAGGAAAATGGTCAATAAAGCCGACTGCATAAGACAGATTCAAAATACTGTGAATTATCTGTATGCGTTTGAGGAATTTGAAAACACAGCATTTGTCAAAGCCCTGTCCATGGGCATCCAAGGGAAAAAGCGGGAAGCGCGCATGGAAGGTACCAAGGACGAAAATATCCGAAAATACCTACAATCAGAAGCCTTTGACTTGTTCGAGGTTGAGATTTATCCCCAGAAGGCGAACGCGTCGTTTCCTAATGTTAATAGCGTTGAAACGTTCTTAACGGAATACCGGAATGGATTGTGGGATATGTACTGGAAGCTACATGAGAGCGCGAACATGTTTGTGGCACCGTTATGCCTTAGAGATTTGGCCTGTCCGCTGTACGAGCGCGCCGGATGTATCAAGTGCGCTATCGTGGACTTGAACCGTAAGATTAAGAGATATGCCGATATGAAAGCGCAGGGTACTGCCCTACACGATCTTATGATCTATGAGAGCACAAATTATAACAATCACGATGCGGCAGAGAAAAAAGAAGAAAAGATGGGATACAAATATTAAAAAAGCCCCGGTGGCAAGCCGGGGTTAAACTTTTACATTTGTTTAGCATTATGGCGCATTAGGGCTGATGCCCTTGCTTCTTTTTCGCCTTGGATGATACGAAAATGATACGTTTTATTTTAGCACATCCTGTGAAAATCATTTTTCCTGATACCAAACGTTAAAATATATACCAAAAATATGTAAATTATGTAAGAATATAAAATTATCAATTCAGGTAGAGTCATTCAAAAAATGCTTGAAATCAACGATTTTACGTCATTTTTGCCAGTTTATTTCAGCCCGTGATACAGTTTTGATACGATTGAGCCAATGCATCAGCCACATCCTTATGCTTGTTGGGATACAGGTGGCCGTAGGTGTTGTTAACCATCTCGACGGTATCGCCAATTCTTTCGGCTATCAATATGGGAGAAAACCCCATCTCTATCAACATGGAAGCGTGGCTATGCCTAATGTCATGTACCCGAATTTGCTTGATACCGGATTGCTGGCAGCTTCTATTCATTGCTCTTCTTAATTTCGAGCGCGAGAACAAAAATAACCTGTTTCTGGACTGAATATCATAGATATGGCTCATATAATCTTCAATTAAATCAGTTAAAAAAGGTGGCAGCGCAACAACGCGATTGCTATTTTCGGTTTTTGGGGGTGTAATTATGTCTTCGCCGTGGTCTCGATAGTGGGACTTTGATACGGTCAGGGTTTTGTTTTTCAAGTCAATATCCGTAGCCGGATTAATAGCCATCAGCTCACCAAAACGCACACCTGTGTAAAAAAGAATTTGAAAAGCCAATCTAGTTTCCGGTTTTTCAACACATCCGAGAAAAGTAATAAATTCGGATTGTGTCCAAAAATCCATGCGCCCCGCCTTTGATTTTCCTATAGCCTTTATTGGCGCACATGGATCAGCGTTCAATTTGTAATACTTTTTCGCAAAATTAAAGATAGAATTAAGATCCCTGTTTATCAGCCGCTGGTATGTTGGACTGAATTCCTTTGTTATAATAATTCCCTGCCATTTCCGAATATCGGCGGTTGTTATTTCGTTTGCACGCTTATCCTCGAAGTATGGCAGTATATGATTCTTAATACGGCCTGTCTTGCCCTTGACCGTGGATGCCCTAATGTGTAAGGTGATATCCTCCACATAGAGCGCACAGAGGGTCCCAAAGGTCATGTCAGGGCTTCCTTGCTGCCGTTCTAAAAAATTACGCTCCCAAGCAGCGGCTTCTTTCTTCGACGGGAAACCGCGTTTTAACTTCTGCCGCTGTTTTCCCGTCCAATCAGTGTATGAAAATTTGCAATACCATGTCTTTCTGGCCTCATCTTTGTATGCTGGCATGATTTCAATTCCTCCTTTTCTATTTGTCGAATAACTTTGAAATAAGTCGAACCTGTGTTCTATTTTCCTGTTGACATGATGTTGGCGTGCAGTTATAATATACACATCGGCAAATCTGTAATGAATATCTGGCTTGCTGACAGTGAAAGGGGTGTGTATACGTGGATAGTCTCAAAAACGAACTGCATGAATTGATTGACAAAATACATAGCGCAAAATTCCTGAAAAGTCTCATTAGTTTAATAAGGAGTGTTTTAGAGAGCGAGGATTAGTCTTCGCTCTCTTTTTCTGCCCTTTCTACCCTGTCGATGCAGGCCTTAAATTCCTCATATATGCTTTCCCACTGTTCGTCTGGAAGTGTTTCTACTATCTTTAATAGCATTGTAGCCATGTTTTTCTTTATGGGACTTCCCACTTCCATTATCTTCCCGAATCGTCCATATGTTTCTTCTTCTATGGAAAGATCTTTTTTCATATTGCCCTTGCCGGTCCGCAACCAAATGTCGTTTATATTGAATTCTCGGCAGATATCGTTTATGATTCTATCCGTGATTCCGACTTTTCCTGTCTCTATACCTGCAAGGTTTGAACGACTTATGTTGATTCGTTTAGAGAATTCTTCCTGCGTCATATCATTTTCATTTCTCAATTTTTTTATCCTATTTACCATAGCATTCCTCCTTAATAATATAATAACACAAAATTGAATGTCTGTAAACAACAATATTTTAAAAATAATGTTTGACACAGACCAACATGGGTGATATAATGTCTATAGCGGACAAGATATTGATAAAGAAAGTGAGGTAGTTAATGAAGGAATTGCAGATATTTAGCAACGAAGAGTTCGGGCAAATACGAACAGTACAACTGAATAACGAAACATATTTTGTGGGAAGGGACATCGCAAAAGCATTGGGATATGCGAAAACAGAAAACGCAATAAGTCAGCACGTAGATGATGATGATAAAACCACCACCCTATTACAGGGTACGGGTTCGAATTACAAAAGCAAAGCGGTAATTATAAACGAGTCCGGAATGTATGCCCTTATTCTTAGCAGCAAACTAGAGTCGGCGAAACGATTCAAGCATTGGGTGACGAGCGAAGTACTGCCATCAATTAGAAATAATGGTGGGTATATTGCAAATCAGGAAAACTTGACACCAGAACAGATTGTAGCAAATGCGCTTGTTGTCGCTCAAAACATTATTGCCGGCAAAGACAAACTAATTGGCGAAATGAAGCCCAAAGCATTATTTGCCGATGCGGTAGCCACAAGCAAGACATCGATCTTGATTGGCGAACTGGCGAAAATCCTAAAACAAAACGGTGTAGATACCGGCGAGAAGCGGTTATTTGAATATTTAAGAAATAATGGCTATCTGATCCGTCGGAAGGGAACTGACTACAATGCCCCCACGCAACGCAGTATGGAGATGAAACTTTTCGAAGTTAAGGAAACTGCAATCACCCATTCCGATGGGCATACAACTATTAGCAAGACAACCAAGGTAACAGGATACGGCCAGCAATATTTTATCAACAAGTTTATTGCCTAAAAAACAAACGGAAAGCGGGGTGAGAAAGTGAAGAAATCCAAAAAGTTGAAAGAGCGCCTTGATCAGATTGAAGAAATCTTGAATGGAACGGATGAATTGTCCCCTAAAGAGAAGCAGATGTTGTTTACGACAATATCCACTATATTCAATCTACATACCATCGCAAGTGATGAAAAAGTCGGATAAGGAGGTGACATTATGCCAGCACCAATCATGCGGGCGACAGAGGTCGCAGAGTTGATGAATGTGTCAAGAAACACGGCTTACAAGATCATTAAGCAGTTCAATGAAGAATTGACAGCGAAAGGATTTTACATTGTGGCCGGACGGATATCACGGAAGTATTTTTACGAGCGCACCGGCTTGGATTTGCCGGATGCCGGAGGGCAAGACGGTGATTTGCAAAGGAATGGCAATGCACGGCCGGGCGACGGCAGAGCGAAGCGTGGTATCGCCAAGCAAAGGGATGGCAGGGCACAGAAGCGTTGATCATAGCAAAGGATTGGCATCGAAGGGCTGAGTTGGGCATAGCAAAGGAATGGCAACGCAATGAGATGCAATGGCAAAGCAAAGCGATGGTTGGCAGAGCAAGGCGGGACTACGAATGGCAAAGGCAGTGCTAACCGCCGATTGGCAAAGGAGTAGCGAGGCATGGCTAGGCAGGGCAATGGCGCTGATCAGCGGGGCACGGCATAGCAAGGGAGTAGCTCGGCATGGTGATGAGCAGCGAAGGAATTGCGACGACTTGCACGGCAACGGCAGAGCAAGGCAGGGCGAGGGATGGCATTGTAAAGGAAACGCAGCGCGTTGCAAAGGCATAGCGCAGGATAACATGGCGGAGTATGGCAAGGGCACGGCGGAGCATGGCAAAGTGTTGCAAAGGAGTGGCGAGGCTGTGGGTAGCAGGGTATAGGCAGAGCATCGCTGGGCGTGGTTGTGGATAGTCTTGAATAGCCGAGGAATTGCACAGCCAGGCCAGGCAGGTCACAGCAAAGGAACGGCCATGCACAGTGCAGCAGCGCAAAGGCACAGCACAGGATTCAAAAACTAAAATATCAACAAAGAAGAGGAGATCAGAAATGAAGGAATTAAAAGTAAGAGTAACATTTGCGGAGGAAATTTTAGGAACGGCAAGCAGTGATCCGGAGATTCACAGCACATTTATCGCATCCAACGCACCTGACGCACCAACACGGGCCGAAGAAGTCGCAGCGGTCGGAGTTGATGAAGTGATTGAAAAATCAATGACCATCTTCCCGCGCAACAAAGAGGGACATCCCATCATGTGGGATTATCAGGTGAAAGGATTTTTCAAGGACGCCTGCGGCTGCCTACGGAAGGTGCCCAATTCAGCTTCGTCGAAAATCAAAGCGTACAAAAAGGAAATTGATGGGTTGATTTTCGTAAAAGAGCGGATGATACCAATTGTTTTTGTCGGAGAAATCGGAAACTGCCAGCGTCCGTTGAGAGGGCAGACAGCGCAGGGCGAACGGATTGCCTTAGCAAACAGCGAGACCATTCCGGCGGGTGCCTATATTGATTTTACAATTTCGTGCCTGTGTGACGCACATATCAATGCCGTGAGGGAGTGGCTTGATTACGGAGAACTGAGGGGCATGGGACAGTGGCGAAACAGTGGGAAAGGCCGCTATTTGTGGGACGAGATGGATGATTTGGGCAATGTGATTGGAGGAAACCGTGACTTTGAAGCAAGAAAATAAGAAAATCGATCCGGAGTACTGCCACGTCATCAATGACGGCGCACTCAATCCATTCATTGTGCGGACTAATCCCGCCCGTGTGCGGCCGGAGAGGGAGCCGGAAATAATGCCGCCCATTACCGTTAAGATAAATTAAAGTCAAGGAGGAAAAACGATGGGTTTTATAGATGCTTTATCAAAAGAAGACAGAGTGGAAGTTACATTTACGGATTTTTATAGAATGATGAAAGAGGCAACATTATCTGAATTGCTTATGAATGCGGTTAACTGTGATGTGCCGCATGAATATATTCGGGACATGGCAACGGGTGTAAAACAGGCGCAGGAGGGTGAAAAATACGAATACCCAGAGTGTTATACACCAGAACAGAATAATCCTTATCCCTTGTGTATTGGCAGGGATAAGCCTAAATGTGAGAAGTGTCAACTACGGGCTGATTGGGAGCCAGATGATCCTTATGGAGTAGGAGCATAAATTAGTTTTTGCAAAGAGAGGTAAAAGCGTGGACGAATTAATCCAATTAAAGATAAGGGAATTAAATCAATTTCTTGAATTAATTGAAAAATCCGAGAAAGAGGGTAAAGAAGAAATAACTTGCACATGTGGCGGCATAATGCGCTTTTCCAGAGGTGGCACGAATAATCATATACATGCTTACTGCAAATCATGCGGGAAGATGCTTGTCCAGTGAAAGGAGGAAAGCAATGGAAAAAGTAATAGTAAGGTTGACCGCGCTGGATTTCGTGGCGCGGGATGCCGATAAAGATTTCGACAGCGCATTTTGTCAGATCGCAGGTTGGATTAATGAGCATGCAAAATGTGACCCTGGCACCGCCTACACAATTGAAGAGGTGGCGAAACTGTTTGATATACTGTTCAGCATGTATCAGGGGTGCGCAGAAGGGAGTAAAGACAATGGGAAACAAATTTGAAGAGCTAAAGACCATAATGGAATTACTGTACGAATGGGCAGTTGAACATAGTGAGCAGGGCTTTCTTGCGGCGGCTATCGTGGACGATTGGGCTAACGTATCCAACAATCTAAACCTGCCAGCGGAAAAACAATTTGATATGAGTTTTAGGAATGGAAAATGGAAGTATAACAAAACCCCAGCTGCGGAAT